TATAATGGCCATTATACTACAGTAATTGGTATTGTCATAGGTCTGAATTTCAATTGAGTATTCAAATTGGTTGCAATTTCAGCCTCTTTTTTCATTTGATTTTCAGGTCGTAATCTTTCTAACCTTCCTTGTAATTCAGTCAAAAGAGTTACCTTTTCATCTTTAGCCTCAGTTTGTAAAGATTGATAGTCCATTTGAACCTCACTATCAGGTGTTTTTAGATTACCACTAAATTTACCTCTTACACGTGCTAAAGTTTCTTTACAATATGCGGTAAACCATCTTCTAACCCAAATTCTTGCTGGTTCATTAAGATCGTCCCAATTGATGGTATCCAATGGAATGTCCGATGGAAGTCTTACAATATCAGGATTGTCTTGTAGACAAAGATCTCTTTCATCTTCACATACTTCATAATACCAATACCAAACTTGACCTCTCATAAGTTCAGAATCTCCAAAATCAAACCTTCCACCCGGTGTATTGAACAACCAAATCGCGTGTTTTCCGTCAGGAAGTGCAGTTACTTGGTATTGTAAATCGGGTTGGATTAGTCTTCTTTTTACGTTTATATCTTGTAGACGAGACATTACATCATATGATGAAAAAAAGAAGTATCCCCCACCACCATATCCTGATTGAGCAAAACCACCTGGCCCTCCCAATCCTCCGGCACCACCAAGAGCACCGAAAGACCATGGATCAAACATCATGTTATTCATTTCAGTTGGAGAATACCATAATAGTTGATTGATCTCCCTACATGCCGGAATTTCATAAATTTGTTGATTAGGTACCAAACTGATATAATCCCTTTTTAGTACCCACGGACCGGCATTTTGTAAACCAGCAATTTTTGAATAGGCGTATGTGTATTGTGTTTCCCAATCCAAAGATCTTCTAACCAAAGCATTTGCCAAAGACTGTGTATCCAAGTTCAAACCGTAAAGGGTAGTCCATTGAGATTCAATCAACCAATCCTGAACATATTCGGCATAATCTTGAATTGATAATTCTAAAAGGGAATCCATCATTTCGTATTCCAATTCTACGGCTCTAAGAGGAGCCCCCAATAAATTCAGGATTCTATTATATAACCTGGTTCTTTCTGGTTCTGGTATAACTGCCATCAGACTACTTTTTTCTAATAAATATCTAATTATTAGAATTGGTACAATAGAGAGTCTTTTGGGAAATTATATGTTCCGTCTATTATCTGAGCATTTCGGTTGTCGAAGATTACAAACTCCCTTCCTCTTTTGACAAAGACCATCCAATCAGTTTTATATTTTTTTACATTCGCTGTACCTTCAATTCTGAACATCTCGTCAATTTCTTGGATTGAATTAAAGGGTTTGACCTGTGCAGTATGTTCTTTACCATTAATGGTAATTTTCATATCAACCCCCATCATATCCTCTTTGCTTCCCAAAGCACCAATTTTTTTTATATTTTCGGGACCAAATTTTTGTTTGAATTTCTTCTCAACTATGTCTTCGGTTTTGGAACCTTTGTTTGATGTTGCGTTTAGTATTTGAAATATGGTTTGGAATGTTCTTGCGTTTGGATCAAATATTCTTTCCTTTAGTTCGGAAATGAACTTGAGCATTCTTCTCATTTGGAACATTTGTTCTTCTGGTGATACACCTTCAAATTCTATTGGTTTTTTATTATAAACTTCCAACACCCTATTCAAATCTTTGAGTAGGGGACAAAATGTACTGTAATTTGTGTTGAGGTAGTTGATAATTGATCTACCTGGTTTTTCTAAATCGTATATGCCAGGTGCGGTTCCTTTTTGGTATTCACCTGCTCCATAGTATTTGTCGGGAAACGCTTGTGATAAAATCTTTTTTATACCATCACTATACAAATCAAGTAACTCTGAATTGTTATTGAACATTTCTCTTATAACCGCACGATCTTTTTCTGAACAAGGATTAGCAATTCTTTGTTCTGATAATATTTTTTTTACTGTACTACTTTCTTTGATACCTTTGTTGGTGATTCTTTGGTATTCACTATCCACAAAATCCCAATTCACTACCTTCCAAAAGTTTTTGATGTATTCATCCCTTTTGTTTCTGTACTTGAGGTAGTAGGCGTGTTCCCATAAATCCAAACCAAGAAGTGGATAACCACCTTGTTTGATAACATCCATGAGTGGATTGTCTTGGTTTGCCGTTGTCATAATTTTCAGAGTTCCTCTTTTGGTAAGAACAAGCCATACCCACCCTGAACCGAATCTTTTCTTTGCGTAATCCTCAAATTTCTTTTTGAATTCAGATAATGACCCGAAATTCGAATCAATTTTCTTTAGGATTTCACCTTTTGGTTCCATTTCGGTGGGGGACAACATTTTCCAAAATATCGCGTGGTTGAAGGCTCCACCAGCATTGTCTCTCACAACCTTTGAATATCTTTCGATTGTTCTGATAATTTCCTCGAGTGAAATATCACCCAAGTCTTTTCCTTCTAGAGCATCGTTGAGTTTGCTAATATAACCTTTATAATGTTTGTTGTAGTGGATATTCATCGTTTCAGGGTCAATGAATTGACGAAGTGCTGAATATCCGTAAGGTAGTTTTTCTGCTCTAATTTTTTTGGCTTCGTGAAGGGATTCTTCTTTGATGGTTTGTTTGTTTTGAAGGTTCTGTTCTATATCATGAATCTTCTTTTTAAGATTTCTCATATCTCGGGTACTATAGTTTTATAAATTATAAATACCCCCAACTTATTATCTTCTACTATTGATCGACTTAAGAATTTCTTCAACATAGTCTCCCGTTGATTCTTTGTCCCCCATCACGGTTTCAAAAATATCCTTTTTCTTACGTAGGATATCGTAAATAATCCCTTCAATTGTGTTGTCGAAAATGGGGTAATAAACCAATACATTATTTTTTTGTCCGTAGCGGTATGCTCTGTCCTCCGCTTGTGAGTGGTCTGATGGAAGGAACGATAAATCGTTCATAACTATCGCTTCACCCGATGTTAGGGTAATACCTGTACCGGCAGCTTTGATGTTCCCCACAAATACTTTTACCGAGTCATCATTTTGAAATTTATCGACAGCCTCTTGTCGTTCTCTTTGGTTCATCGATCCATCAAGTCTAACCGCCTTCTTTCCGAAATGTTCCAAAATCATCTCGAGGGTTTTGGTAAAATTGGTAAAGACAATTACCTTTTTGTCTTGTTCAATAATGTTTTCACACAGTTCAATGGTTGAGGATACTTTCTCTTGAGCGATACACTGACGAACTTGGGTCAATTTGGTAAACTGAAGTGTCAAAGAGTCTGCCTCACCACTTTTATCGTACCAATCGTAATAGTCACCCATTAGTTCCTCATATTGTTTAGAACGAAGTCTCAGGTATACTGGTGTGATAATTTTATCGGGAAGGTCAAGTACATTTTCCTTTAGACGACGAAGAACTTGTGGTTTAGTACGATCTCGGAGTTCTTCCAAGTTTGACGCTCCACTGACATTCCACACTTTTCTCTTACCAGCTCGGAATTGAAATCCATTACAATATCTCTTGACATACGCCATCCAATTCACCGCAACGGGTGAGTCAATTAAATTGAGAAGATTGTAGTAGTTTATAGGACGACTTGTGATGGGGGTACCAGTCAATAACCAAAGTCGTTCAACTTTAGACGCGAAGTCGTTTATGAGTTTGGTTCTTTGGGCTTGTTTATTTTGAATGTAATGGGCCTCGTCGATAATGACCAAATCAAACTTAGAATTAAGAATAACTGACTCTTTTTTATTTTTTTCATTGTGGAAATTTTTAATGATGTCGTAGTTTATTATGACAAAATCGGAGTCTTCCCATTTCTTACCCTCAATAATAGATGTTGATCGATCGGTATAATTTTCAATCTCTCTTTGCCAATTTATTTTTAGAGATGCTGGACAAATAATCATAATTTTCTTTGATCCCGTCTCCAATGCTGCGATAATGGTAGATGTGGTCTTTCCCAATCCCATATCATCAGCCAAAATCATTTTTTTGTTTTCACATAGTTTTTGAATAGCCTCCTTCTGATGCTCTAATGGAGGACGATGAGAATACTTTGAATAATCAATCTCAACATTCTTTACAGTATTGTCCCTAACTAAAGCAACTTTTGGTATCCAAAAATCATGGACGAAATCTTTTTCAAAAAACTTACCCCAAATGTGATAAGAAGTGTCCTTCTCAACAAGAAGTTTTTCAATGTAAATTTGCTGAGGAATGGTAGTAAACAATTTATCATCAGCAAATTTTTGGGCAAAATACGGGTCCAAATCAACCCATTTTTTGGCAACCTTCGGAACTCTAGAATGGAAATTTATAATATATTCTGATTGGGATCTTGTCGGATAAAATTTAGAATTGTCCAACATTTTAGTTTTTAAACGCAAAATATAGTTATTGGCACCATCGTATTTTTCCAATAACTCCAAGGCTTTACGTTCTAAAACCCCAACTGATGATATGTTAGTTTGTTCTTCCAATACCTAAAAAGATAATGAATTATGTTATATTTATCAAGTAAGATGGCACAGAGACAAGTTCCTATTACAAGATTGGGTAAATTCTTCGGGGGTGAAGACTTTGCCTTGGATATTGGTATGGGTCGTGAATGGTTGGAGGGAGATATGAATTTCCAAGTTGTTTTATACAAAGTGGATAGAACCAAAACCGTTAACGATGATGTTTATGGTGAAGTTGTGAAAGATGGTATTCAGTTTTTGGCACCAGTCTCAATAAACGTTTACCTTCGAATTGAAGAAGCCACCGAACAATTTTTGGGTAATTCCAAAATTATTCAGAATGAACCCGGTTTGTTACGATTTAGCGTTTATAAGAAAGAACTCGAGGACTTACAAGTCAATATTGATTTGGGTGACTACATTGGGTATTGGATAACTGAGGATCAAGTACGTTATTACTCAATTGTTGATGCGGGTATTCCTGATTGGGATAATAAACACACGTACGGTGGGTATAAAGGTTTTTATTTTTCATACACGGCGACTCCTGTTAGTGAAAATGAATTTAGAGGATTATAATGGCACTACCTAGAAAAAAAGTTATTCCAACAATAAATCTTACTCCTGAGAAAATATTATATCAAAGGAGGGAACAATTATTAGAATATATTACAGAAGATGGAACTTATCTTCCGAAGTCATTATTACATGCGGATTTAGACCGTGGTTTTTTGGATTTTGTAAAAGAGGATCTACAAACTATTGTTGAAGGTCAAATTGTCCCGCCTGTTGATATTATTATCACGACTCAAAACTGGTCCCAATTTACTCAGACATGGGACTTCCAAGATTTAAATGGTAATCCTCAACTACCGTTTATCACCACTGTTAGAAATCCTGATGTAAAATATGGTAGTAATCCGGCCATTATTTATAATATCCCAAACCGAAAAGAATATTTTTATTCTGCAGTTCCTACTTGGAATGGTAATGTAAAAGGGTTGGATATATATAAAATCCCACAACCTGTCCCTGTTGATATCACATATAATGTGAAACTTTTGAGTAACAGAATGCGTGAACTAAATGAATTCAATAAGAATGTAATCCAAACATTTGCGTCCCGACAAGCCTATAGAAAAATAAATGGACATTATATCCCAATTATTCTGAATAACATTAGTGATGAGTCTGTTGTTGATGTAGGTCGTAGGAGATTTTATATTCAAAATTACGAATTTACTATGTTAGCCTTCCTGTTGGATGAAGAAGAGTTCGAAGTTGCTCCCGCAGTCTCACGAGTTTTCAATACGTTTGAAGTGAACCTAACTCAAAAAAAATCGAGAAGAAATCAGTTTCCAGAAAATCCTGATGAAATTCAAAAAAATATATTATTCAATTCAGGTGTTACCTCAAGGTCAATCTTAGTTGATTACACTGGTGATTTCTTTTTACTTGCCAATGATAATATTGAATCATCTGAAATTTACATCAACGAGGACTTCTACGGTACTGACGTTAATTTTATTCAAGTGAACACAAACGATATCTTAAGAATCGATATAGTGCCTTTAGATCCTTCCATAGAATCTAAAATAGAATATGGAATCAAGTTACTATGATTCTCCGTAAATGTCAGTTTTTTCTTTACAATTTTCTAAAATAAGGTTTTCTAAGAATCTATACATCTTAATACCTTTCTTATCACAATAATCTTTTAAGACTTTATGAGTTTCTATTGAAATTTTGAGGTTCTTGATTGTTTTATCCATAGGTAGAAAAAAGGTAGAATAAAATCTACCCATTTTATAAATAGATTAGACAAAGTAAAGTTTTTGTCTTTTTGCTGAATATTTATGTAATAAAAATAAATTTTATTGAACATAAAATAAAATGGCAGTATCAAATAAAATATTTGTTTCTCCGGGTGTTTACACTTCTGAGAGAGATTTAAGTTTCGTATCTCAGAGTGTTGGTGTAACAACTTTGGGATTGGTTGGTGAAACAATCACGGGTCCAGCATTTGAACCTATTTTCATCACAAGCTACGATGAATTCGAGGCATTTTTCGGAGGTACTTTACCCGAGAAATTTGTCAATACACAAATTCCAAAATACGAGTTGGCATATATCGCTAAATCTTATTTACAACAATCAAACCAACTATTCGTAACAAGAGTATTGGGTTTATCTGGTTATGATGCAGGACCTTCTTGGTCTATTACCACAATTGCTAACGTAGACGGATCTTCAATTGGTTTTAATGGAGCACCGATTTCTTGGTCAGTTGATTTCTCAGGATGTACCGGTGATACTGCGGTTTCATTCATAACTGCGTTTCCATCAATTATAAACGCTAACCTAACAGAACCTTACACTCAATTGAATGGTTCACAAACAACAATTTCTAATGACTTGAATAACCAATTATTAGACTTGATTGATAATGGTGGAGTTGGTTCAGGTTCTTCAATTTCTTACTTTGGTACTGTGACTGATGCGGCTTACAATTTCTTGTCACCCGTTTATACCGCAGAAACTAACGTTTTCGGTGTGTCTGGACTTTCACAAAGTGTTGCCGACTACACCTCACCAAATAATGATGCTTGGTATTACTCTAATTTTGACATAACTACTGGTAACAACTACTCAGGATATTCTTTCTATAGTATTGTAAACAATTTTGAAGATTTAGGTTCGGGTTGTTATTCAGGTACTGTAACGGGTAATATATACAGTTATTCTGGTACTGCTTTCGCAGATTGGAATAACCTTGTTGTTGCTACACTGAGATCTCGTGGAATTTCTTTATATGGTGGGTCTAACGATGGTCCTCAATACACTGTATCAGGTTTGACAGATGTTATAATAGATAATAGTGGTATATACTCAGGAATTAGCTCAAGTCCATACGCTACTTTCAACATTTCAGGTATGACCACTGACGGTACGGACTTTGCGTTCACAACGTCCCTTAACTCTTCCGACCAAAATTATATTACTAAAGTTTTCGGTGGTACTAATTTCGGTAAACCAAGAAATGAAGTTCCTTTGTTTGTTGAGGAAACATTCCAAAACATGCTAAACTTGGGTTACAACAAAGGTCTCATCCGTGGATTGAATTCTACTTTTGTAGCTTTACCTGGTCTGAGATACTCACCAAATACTGATACAATTGCTTACTATCTTGAAAAATATCAAAGTCCTGAATCTCCATGGGTTGTTTCTGAACTCCGTGGTACCACAGTAGATAGACTTTTCAAAGTTATTTCAATTGCGGATGGTAACACGGCAAACACACAAATAAAAATCTCAATTCAAAACATTTCATTTAACAATGGTACGTTTGATCTTGGTGTTAGAAGTTTCTTCGATACTGACGCTAACCCAGTTTACTTAGAGAAGTACACTAACTGTAGTATGGATCCAGGTAACAACAACTATGTTGGAGTACAAGTGGGTACCGCGGACGGGGAGTACGCGTTGAATTCTAAGTATATTATGCTGGAATTGAACGAGACAGCTCCGATCGACGCACTTCCTTGTGGATTCGAGGGTTATGTAATTCGTGAGTACGGAAACGCAACTCCACCATATCCTGTTTATAAAACATCGTATGATTTTCCGGGTGAAGTTGTTGGTAACCCACCTTTCAACGTACCCGCAGGACCTAACCCAATTATTTCTCCGGGGGACAACGTAAGACGTACTTTCTTGGGAATATCATCACAAATTGGATATGACCCTGATTTTTATCAATACAAAGGAAAGCAAGTTCCGAGTAACTTGTGTATTGAAACTGACGCTCTACGTTGGAATTACGTTACTAAAGGTTTCCACATGGACTCAGGTGCGACAGTTGTGACCATTACTACTGGACCTACTGCAGGAACACCAGCATTTGATTGTGGAGACGCATCTTTCCAATCTGATCCTCAGAATCCTACTAACCCCTACTACACTATCCAAGCTAGAAAATATTCTTTCTTGTTACAAGGTGGTTTTGATGGTTGGGACATCTACAGAGAAAATAGAACAAATGACGACCGATATATGATTGGTGGTAGTTTATGGCAGAAAGGAGCGTGTCCCTCAACTCGTTATCCTTTAGCAACAGGATGGGGAGCGTTTAAGACCACAACACAGGAAGGTTTTGCAGAATTCTCTAACTCGGACTACTACGCTTACTTGTTAGGTATCGCAACATTCAATAACCCTGAAGCGGTAAACATCAACGTATTCGCAACACCAGGTATTGATTACGTAAACAACAGTAACTTGGTTGAACAAGCGATTGATATGGTTACATTCCAAAGAGCTGATTCAATTTATATTGTTACCACACCTGATTGTAATGTTTATATACCAACCCAAACGGACAACATTATTCCACCAACTCAAGCGGTTGATAGACTTGATCAAACAGGAATTGATTCAAACTATACAGCAACCTACTACCCATGGATCTTGGTTAGAGATACTGTAAACAACACCCAAATATACATCCCACCAACAAATGAGGTTTGTAGAAACTTGGCTCTTACAGATAACATCTCATTCCCTTGGTTCGCAACTGCGGGTTACACAAGAGGTTTGGTAAATGCTGTCAAGGCACGTATCAAACTAACACAAGACCAAAGAGATACTCTTTACCAAGGTCGTATTAACCCAATCGCTACCTTCTCTGACGTAGGCACTGTAATTTGGGGTAACAAGACCCTTCAAATCGCTGACACTGCTCTTAACAGAATCAACGTAAGAAGATTGTTACTACAGGCACGTAAGTTGATCTCGGCAGTTGCGGTTAGATTGTTGTTTGAACAAAATGACGCTAAGGTTCGTCAGGATTTCCTTGACTCAGTCAACCCTATCCTTGACGCAATCAGAAGAGACCGTGGTCTTTATGACTTCCGTGTCACTGTAAGTAACTCACCAGAAGACTTGGATAGAAACACCATGTCGGGTAAGATTTACTTAAAACCAACGAAAGCTCTTGAATTCATTGATATTGAATTCTTGATTACTCCGACTGGAGCTTCTTTCGAAAATATCTAAAAAAAAAGGTGGGGAGAAATCCCCACCTATAGCCTTTAAAATAATTTATGAGTAAAATACTAGAAGAGGGATTTGATGATTTGGGGATGCCAACTCTCAAGTACTATGCTTTTGATTGGGATGACAATTTGATGTTCATGCCGACCAGGATTATCGTTCAGGATGATGACGGAAATGAAGTCGGTATGTCTACTGAAGATTTTGCGGAATATAGAACGAAGATCGGTAAGGAATCATTCAATTACAAAGGTAAGACCATTACTGGTTTTGCATCCGATCCGTTCAGAAACTTCACTACAAAGGGTGACAAACAGTTTTTGATTGACAGTATGAGGGCAAAACCCGGACCGGCTTGGGCTGATTTTGTTGAGGCGGTAAATAACGGATCTATCTTCTCAATTATTACTGCAAGAGGACACAATCCAAACACACTAAAAGAAGCGGTTTACAATATGATCGTGTCTGACCATATGGGTCTGAATAAAGATTTATTGATAAAGAATCTAAAAAAATTCCGTGACTTTGTGGGTAATGGAAAAAAAGGGAAACAAGATATGATCCGTGAATATATGGACCTTATCAAGTTCTATCCTGTAACCTATGGTGAAGGTTCGGCATCCAATCCTGAAGAACTAAAAGTTATGGCGATGAAAGAATTCATTTCCTATGTAAAGCAACAAGCAAAACAACTAGGACAAAATGTATTCTTAAAGGACGATGTAAAGAACAGATTTATACCTCAAATAGGATTTTCAGATGATGATATAAGAAATGTAGAAGTAATGAAGAAACATTTTGAAGATGAACCAGTTCTTAAGACTTATTCCACTGCTGGAGGCATAAAGACTAGGTATTAATGACTATAAATTTTTACAAAATTAAGTAAAGACAAAAATTTTTATATAGAGAGTATTTATATAGAAAACAAATAAAAAGAAAAAAAAGATAATATACCATGGCAGACTTATTAATGAAAATGCCGGTTCCATACGAACCAAAAAGAACGAACCGATTCATCCTTCGTTTTGATTCCACTTTGGGGATTAATGAATGGTTTGTTGAATCGACAGGTCGTCCAAGTATTGATATAAACCCAGTTGAAATTCCATTCTTAAACACCTCTACATTTGTGGCGGGTAGATTTAAGTGGAATTCAATCAACGTAAAATTCCGTGACCCAATCGGACCTTCAGCAACTCAAGCTCTTATGGAGTGGGTACGTCTACACGCGGAGTCAGTAACAGGTCGTATGGGTTACGCAGCTGGTTACAAGAAAAACGTTGACCTTGAGATGTTAGACCCAACAGGTGTTGTTGTGGAAAAATGGATTCTCGAGGGAACTATGATTACAAAGACCGCTTGGTCTGAAGCAAACTACGGTACTGATACTTTAGCAACACTTGATGCTACACTCCAAATGGACCGTTGTATTTTGGTGTACTAAAAAGTATTTACTTTTTTATTGATAAATAATTTTGTGATGGTATAATTAAACACAGGGACTAACTCCCTGTGTTTTTTTTTATGGACAATACAACAATTTACGGACAACAAGATTTTTCCCTACCCCACGATATTGTAAAGTTACCTTCGGAGGGTAAATTTTATACATCTAAGAAAAAATCGATCAAAGTGGGTTATCTGACAGCAGCTGATGAAAATGTAATTATTTCTTCATCCGCTGAAGATATGATTATGACTTTGATTAGAAGTAAGGTATATGAACCTGACCTTCGCCCTGATGATATGTTGAATGGGGATATTGAAGCTATTCTAATTTTCTTGAGAAATACCGCGTTCGGTCCTGAATACAAACTCCAAGTAATTGACCCCCAAACAGGTAAGAAATTCCCTACAACACTTATGTTGGATGAGTTGGATTTCAAAAAAGGAGAAATCGACCCCTCAGAAAAGGGGACTTTTGTTACAACACTCCCCAAGACAGGTGCTCAAGTAGAATTACGACCATTGACATACAAAGAACAAATGGATATGAACAAACAAGCCGAAGCGTATCCTGTTGGTCGTGTAGCTCCGAAGGTGACGTGGAAATTATTGAAACAAATTGTATCTGTGAACGGTAGTTCAGAAATGAGTGTAATTTCCAAGTTTGTTGAGTCTTTACCGATTATGGATTCAAAATACATCAGAAATTTCTTGGATGCGAACGAACCACGTTTGGACCTAACAAGAAGTGTAACCGCCCCGTCAGGAGAAAAGGTAGATGTGAACATCACCTTCGGGGTTGAGTTTTTTCGGGTTTTCTTCTGAGTATAGGGCTTACCTATTAGACGAATTTTACATATTGGCGAAACATTTGAACTTCACTTGGAGTGACTTTAACTCTATCCCAACCTACTCACGAAGGTATTTGATAGATAAAGTGGTTCAAAGTTTTCAAAAAGATTAATTATCCTATTTATATGTAGGATATTTTATTTATGCAGACTCCTCCACCAAATCCACCACAACCAAACCCTAATACCGGGGGAATATTGGATGCTCAAAAACTTATTGACAGTTTCAACAAAACCGTCAGGGACTCGTTCAGAAATTTGGTAAACGAGGTGAGAACTCTTGACGAGGATTTTGCGAGGTTCGGTACAAGGGTAGCTGGAGTTATGGGTCAAACCCAAATGGCGATCCAAGGTCTTAGGGAAGAAACCGCAATCGCGTTACCAAAAGTAGTTGGTTTAGGAGGTAGTTTAGCTGACGCCCAAAATATACAATTCGGTGTAACCAAGGCACTACAAACTAATATTATTCTTTTAGGTGAACAGACTTCTGATTTATTTGTTGCGTCAAAAGCTGTTGGAGTCGCAGCGGAAAATGTCGGAGAAATGGTGGCTTCATTCGAAAATGCTGGTATTTCTGCGGGTTTTGTTCGTGATAATATAGAAGGGGCTGTCGATGCGGCTCGAAGAGTCGGTGTAAACACCACAACGGTATTCAATTTAGTACAACAAAACTTGTCACGACTAAATGAATTTGGATTCCAAAATGGTGCTATAGGTTTAGCTAGAATGGCGGCAACCGCTGCAGGACTTCGTGTAGATATGAACCAAATATTCGACTTCGCTGCGAGAGTCTTCAATCCAGATAGTGCCATAGAAGCTGTTGCGACATTCCAAAGACTCGGAGTTGCGGTTGGTGACTTAGCGGATCCGTTCAGACTTATGTATTTGGCATCTGAAGATGTTGAAGAGTTGAACCGTCAAGTAGGTAAAATGACTGAACAATTTACCTACTTTGATGAAACAACAAAAGAGTTCAAAGTATTTCCAAATGCTAAACGAGACCTTAGGGAAATTGAAAAAGAAACTGGAATTGCCTACAATGAGTTGGTGAAAATGTCGATCGGACAACAGAAACTGAACATGATTGCCAAAGATTTCAGAGTTGCCGGTATTGATGAAGACTCAAAACAATTTATTGCGAACGTAGCCACATTCAGTAAGGAAAAAGGAGAATTTGTAGTCAAGATTGGTAAAGATGAAAAATTGATATCTGAAATAGACTCAAAGGACATCGAAACACTAAAAGAATCTCAACAACCAAAAACACTTGAAGAACTTGCTGCGGCACAACTTACGGAATCACAACTATTGAATGCCACAATACAACAATTCTTAGCTTCCTTCACCGCACCGACCGCAGCCTCTCGTGCATTTACTGATGTTAGAGAAGCTATTAGGGGTGGTATTTCAGGGATCAGAGTTGGTGTGGATCAGTCATTAGGTAACCAAAGGGGTGCTCAAGAAAACATAAACAAGTTCTTGGAAGATTTTGGAGGTAGTCTCAACGAACTTATAAGTGGTGAAGGAAGTTTTTCTAAATTATCGAGTGTCATTACTGGTGCTATAACCGATTTGGAAGAAGGTGCTGTGAATGTTGCTCAAATATTTGGAAACGTTCCTTATGCTGAGATTGCAAAAAATTATGTATCATCAGGTAATTTAGTTGTGCAAGGTGCTCAAGCGGCCATAGATGGGCTAAATGTACTTGGTGAAAAGGCAAAAAATTTCTTTTTTGAAGATAGTGAATTGACTAAACCCGAAGTGAAAATTGTGCCAAGTGCCACAAAAGTGGAGTTTTCAGAAATAAAATACCAAGGTAATGTGAATGTTACTTTGAATACTCCGGCGGGTACACCACAGACATTTACAATCACAGACCAAATGGCCTACGATTTATTCCAAAATCCTACCTTCCAAAAACTCAATCAGAACGCCCTACAAAATGCTATGAGCCAACCTCAATATTCCGCACTTCCGAACTTCGCTACTAAATAAAAAAACAAATATATTCTATTTATAGAAATAAGATAAGAGAATGCCAAGTCCATTATCATTTGCCGCAACCAAATTTCTAAGAGATAAATTACTTCTTAGAAATTTAAAGCCTTACACCAAACCGGGTGTGTTTGTCCCCACATCACAACCCGCTACAGGAAGTTTACTGCAAAATGATTTCAATGTTCTAGATTCTCCTGATGTGTTAATCGATGCGAACCCATTTGTCAATCAGTTGGGTGTAAAAAATGAATTCGGTCCAGACGGTGGTTATGTACTAACCATAGATGGATTGATAAATACGGCACAAAATTTATCCAATCAAGGTCCATACGGGGCATATCCTCCGTATACCCAAGCCCTTCAGATTTATTCTGCAACATTTCAGAAGGCACAATATATCAAAAATGAATATACACCACCTTTAGGTTTCATTAGATATTATGACATTGGTGATATAATCCGTGTACAAAGAAATGCGACCTATTGGGAACCACCAAGTTTCCAACCATCATCATACTCACCTTTTGCCATCCTTTTACAGGCGGATCCTTTTGGGGATAATGGTCCAGTGTCTGATGACTCGAGGATGATGCAAATCGCGGCAGAAAGAGCCAAATATAGTTTTAAGCAAAGAGTTGATCAGAACGTAAGATCAGAAACTATTGGTAGAGTAAATATCCTAAATGCTCTACAGGATCCCGTTAACTTGTCACAAGTTTTGGCGGGCAGAAGACCTATTATTGATAGAGATTGGAGAATTACCTCAGGGGGTGGGACCATATTGTCACAAGGTCAAGATATTGTTCAGAGAATTGCTGGTTTCACACTACCATTCTCACCTATTCCAGGGGATTACTTTGATCAAGATAATATTCAAAGAGATTTTGACTCTACACAATCACTGGTTCGTTCACAACAAGGATTGGCGGGTAGAATTGTTGGGGGATTGTTTGGACTACGAGGCCCGAGACCTAAGTCTCCATCACAATTATTTTTGGACTTTACAGGTGCTGGACAAAGAGCTCAACTAACCTATAACTTGGATTTAAACAGATACAGACCACAATATAATACAGGTGGTACTGGTATCATTTCAGCCTTAGGTAATGCTATTTTGGGTGGTTTTGCTCGAAATGCTAGTAACGGAACATATTATGTTGGTAGTCCTGAAAGGGAACCAACCTATTTAGTATCACCTCCAGGTCAGATACCTGTAAACTCTTTGGGTCAACAAGTTTTAGCACCTGTTTATGGTCCTGATATTTTAGCAATTGACTTCGAGGGTGCGGATCAAAATTTCCAATTTGGATTAGCGGGACGTGCTTTTGAAGATGATGGTAATTTGAGTGGTGGTTTTTCATGGGTAAGTCCTAAGTGGGCTCCAAACGCTGGTAAAAGACAAAAACCAGGAGGTGATTACGCTATCGAAGACCCAGACTTTCCACTTATTGCGGGACCATTTCAATCTACAGAATCCATACAATATACGTTCCGACCTGGTTCAATTCTCGACAATACTCAGAGACTTGTTGATTCGGTTCCCAATACTGGTGCTAGATTTGCTCACGTTGGAAATGCAATCGACCAAACATCTAAAGTTTTCTTTGATGGTTATAAAGAAATAACCAAAGGTTCACAAGTTATCAGGTATAGTGATGGACAGGAAAATGTTGGTATCGAATACTGTAGAACATTTACTAAAGACACGCCTTACTACACTTTCAACGACTTACAAAAGAGTGAAGGTAACATTAGAAAGTCCGCATATTCAATCTTGGATTCGACTTTCAATTTGAACATTGCACCTACAACAGGTAAAGATTCCACTAATATAATTGATGGTCAAGTTACCAAATACATGTTCTCAATTGAGAATTTGGCGTGGAGAACAGGAAGCCGTCCAGGATTTAGAGTATCCGATCTACCCGACTGTGAAAAGGGACCTAACGGAGGTAGAATTATGTGGTTCCCACCGTACGATCTGACATTCAACGAAGATACAACCGCGGATTTCAATAATACATCTTTTCTGGGTAGACCAGAACCGGTGTATACATATAAGAGTACTTCACGTAGTGGAACTTTGAAATGGAAAATAATTGTTGACCACCCTTCAATTCTGAACCTTATTGTCAATAAAGTATTGGCTAATGAAGGTGACCGACCAAAGGTTGATTCGATTGTAAATTCTTTCTTTGCGGGTTGTAAAAAGTATGATTTGTATGAGTTAGCGAAAATTTATAATACAATCCCACTTACAGAACTTCAAGCATGGCAGGAAATTATCAATGATCCAAATGTCTCTGCAGAACAATATCAAAACGCTGAAAGAAATATTAATACAGAACAAGGAACTGATACTAGTTCAGGTGGTATCGGACCTAGTTCAACACAAGCGACCAACATCGAAGATTTGAAAAGCTTTGAAAACTACGCTTTTTATTTCGACAACGATATTCCAGGCACAAATCCCCAACTTACTACATCAGTCAATTACCAAACAACTTATACGACTTATACGTCGGCATCTAATATCGCATCTTATAAAAATCAGTCTCCTGAACCAACAGGTGTAGAATTATTTTTTACTGATACTATCGAGGAAAATTTCAATCAACTGACAACCTTGGGTGGTAAAATATATGATATATTGAACGCAAAACAGGCTCAAAGGATAGTTTTAAACTTAGTTGGTAGTGCCTCAGCCCCACAGGAAGAAGAGTATAATGAAAAATTGTCCGCAAGACGTATTGACTCAGTAATAAAATTTTTCAACACTTACACTTTTCCTGGTAATAAAAGTTTGGCGAGTTATATTTCACAGGGTCAACTTGTTTTCCAAACAGATCCACAAGGTGAAGTTAGTATTGCTAACCCAAGGGGAAAAGTTACTACTTTTGGACCTTTTAGGTGTACTACAAACTTGACAGGTAAAAACAAGATATACTCCGTAACAGCGATGGCTTGTCGTGCTGTTACAGTAAAATCTATTACTGTCGAACCAATTGCCGTTGACCCCCAACCAAATAACGTTGGGGTTGAGGCTGTGTTAGCCCAAGATGGTTTGAAACCACAAGCAATCAAACCAGGTTCACAGAACTTGGTAGACTTGGTCCAACCCACACAATCTTTATACAAAGGTGCATCAAAAAAACTATTACGATACTTGTTGAGTGAATGTGATTACTTCCAAGTCCTAAAAGTTGACAATCCATTTATATACGATTCAATTAAAGAAAAAATTAAGTATTTCCAACCCTCATTTCACTCTATGACTCCTGAAGGTTTGAATTCTAGACTTACCTTCCTACAACAATGTATGAGACCAGGAGATACGATCCCAACAATCGAAACCGGTCCTGATGGTATACCACAAAAAAAGTATAACGATGCCATCAATACGTCATTTGGTGCACCACCTGTTTTAGTACTTAGAGTTGGAGATTTTTACAACACAAAGGTAATCCCAAAAAACATCAGTTTTACCTATGATAAGACATTTGACATGAACCCTGAGGGTATTGGATTCCAACCAATGATTGTTGATGTTTCCTTCTCATTTCAATTTGTTGGAGGTTCAGGTTTGAAAAACCCAATTGATACATTACAGAACGCACTTACGTTCAATTACTATGCTAATACGGAAATGTATGATGAAAGAGCTGAAGCTACCGAGGACACTAGCAGATTGGATAAAGAACTTGTTGATGCTTTGACAAGACAAAATCCTGTTGTCGGTGCTAAAAATGTACCCACAGATATTACCACTGATGGGGGTAACACAATTGGTATTGAGAGTATTACTGGCCAAACAGCATCGGGCGTAACAGGTACTTTGGTTTATAGAAACTTTATGAACAATTTAGTTTCACAAACCCAAGAGTATTTCAGTGGTACTCTGACGTATTTTGAGAATATACTTGGAAATTACAACTATGGTATTTTATCACTTCTCAATAGTGATTTGAGAAATAACAGGGGGTATAATACGGGAACCGTCAATACAACAACAACATTGATTTATGGTAAGCCGTTACAATATCAGACGTATGTAAATAATTCATTTGATGAATTAATCAAAGCGATAGATGGAAATGATTTGCCGATATTCACTGGTGCCGAATTCCAAAACCCACTGATAACAAACGCCCAAAAGAGATTATTCAAGAAAAATTACAAGGATTATATCGCAACATATAGAAATGATTTTCTATATGGTATTAGTGAAAACATCAATACGTTGGTACAAATCGAACAACAATTGGTTTTCAATTTGGATAGAATAAATTTTGTGTTACAGGGTCCTACACCAGGATCAAATGGATACGATGGTAAAATAAATCCACAAAACATTTCAGTGATTTATACCACCACTGGAACTACTGAAGTTGCAGATGGAAATTCGTACAACACATACTCTAAACTCGGAAATGATACAACAGAATTGGCAACAAACATCAATAGTTTCCTAACAAGTTTGACTAATGGTGATTTGTATATCGGAAGTTCGTATGATAAAAAAACAGGTTCATATACTCCACCACCTTCTGAAAACATTACGAACACTGAGTTGAGTACCGTCCAAGCTAAATTGGAGTACATGATGATGTCAAGGGCATTACTTCTTGAAACAAACAGACAACGTTTTGTGGATGCGTTGAAAGTGGGTCTTGACCAAGCGACCGGAAATGCGGTTGATTTTTATTATAATGGTTTGAATAATCCCAAATCTCGATTTAGTATTTGGAAAAGAATCAACGATAACAACAAAGCTTTAGTAACTAACTACAGAACTAGACCTGAAGGGTTGAATTATGTGGAATATACCCCCACATTTGGTACAAGTCTCGAGAGAAAAGTTTTGTTCAGTACTTTATTGAATCCACCGGCTCAAATTAAGAAAACTCTTCAGGACATTTATTCACCTAAAAACAACACGGCTCAAACGAACCCGTATAACTTCAAACGTAAATTCAACTAATGGACGCTTATTACAACAGATACCAACAATTTTTTGTCAATGGAGAGCAGACCGTAGTTCCGTTTGTACCACTCCCGAGTAAGACTTCAGATCAGAGATACGTTTATAGAACGGGAATTAGCCGATTGGATAAGGTATCCCAAGAGTTTTATGGGACCCCGTTTTTTGGGTGGTTGATTCTTCAAGCAAACCCTCAATACGGTGGGTTGGAGTGGAACATACCAAATAACTCTGTGTTGACAATTCCATTCCCCCTTATATCTTCATTACAGGACTATAAAAACGGTATAGATAACTATTTCTTCTACTATGGCAGATAACGTAACGACTAATGATAATATTTTTGTTGATTTCGACTGCCAAAACATCATTTTAGTTGATCCCAATAAGACACAAAGTGCTGACGGAAGGGTGGTAGAAAGAAGGTTGGCACACGAAAATTTGGTGATGTATGCCAACTTGGAGGCCAGAGTTATTCCAAGAACCAAGTTAGCGGTGGGGGCTCCGATTAACGATGCCATCCAAAACATTCCGTTGGCTACCATGAACTTCCTTAGACCTGGTGGTCGTACTACCCTAAGGAACGATTATTTGGATGAAATAACAGGTCTAAACACTGTCAGTGGGAAAGGTACCAACCAACCAAGTAGAAGAATCACTCAGGAGAATAAAACGGATGAATTCTACATCAGTCAGAATGTTATCAATTCTATTGACACTGGTCTATTGGGTATTGAATCGATCAGAATCAAAAACACCCGAAGTGCTACTCCAACCGTTGATATGGTATTGGTTGACACCCAAGGTCGTGCTTTGTTTGAAAAGGGAGAAAACTCTGAATATGCTGCCTTCTTCAATCTACCATATCCAATATTTTATCTTACTCTGAAAGGTTTTTACGGTAAGGCAATCAAATATCAGTTGGTTCTGACAAACTTCTCGGCGGCATTCGAGGGTAATACGGGAAACTATAGAATAAATCTCAAGTTTTATTCATACAAGTATACGATCTTGGCCGAAACTCAGGTGGGCGCATTATTTGCTGCACCATATATGTATACCTCAGATTTCAGGGTACAAGCCTCAGGACAAGAACCACCAGCTGTACAAGCCGCCAGGGCATCGTTGGGTAACGATTTGACTTTGACTACAAATGTTAGAACCACAAAAGGTCAATCTAACATAACAAATATGTATGCGAAGTACAAAAGGCTCGGATTGATATCTCCTGATCTACCTGAACTATCAATACCGGCATTGTTGGCAAGACTCGAACTTTTGGAAAAGAATATCCTTCAAGGGTTTGGTCAGACTGATTTCACACCATTGTCTGATATTCAAAACTATACAAAACTTTTAGTTGATTTTTATAACGATGTTTATTCGAATAGTGAGAATTCATGGTTTACAAGGTACATAGATAATAATCAAGTTTTTGTATTTCAAAGTCGTAAGGAAGACAGTGCGGAAAACACCGAACCGGAATTACTAAAAACTTACGTCTATAAAAATAACATCAATACCAATCAAGCTAGATTGGATGCGTACCTTCAGTTGGTACAGATTGTACAAAATTACAAATCTGCTTTGGAGAAGAACCCAACTTTGGGTCTGAATGGTTCTTTTACTATTGATGGTAGAACAAACAATACCACCCAGATAAAATCAATCCAAAAGATTAAGATTAATCTTCCAACAAACAGTGTCAACAATGATGATGTTTTGATTGAAGATACTTTCAGGAAAGCTATCACCCCAACTGAAATCAACTGGGAAAAAACATTTGAACTTAGAAATAAAAGAAAACCCACTGATGCGGAGCTGATACAATTCAAAACGGACAATACTCAATTTTTCCAACCAAACGCCGTAAGAGTTGGTGGTGAGGTTGCTAGTTACCCAACCTACAATTTTGTGTTTGATGGTGAAAACAACTTTGATGGTTTGTATAATCAAATCAACGATGAGATTTCAAAACAGAAAGAAAAAATTGTCACGGCTTTGGGATTGTTCTTAGAAAGAAAAATTGAAGGTCCGAATGGATTGGGATTTAGACCATCCATGAGAAATATTATGGCGATGATATTCGCGTCGGTGGAAGGTTTTTATTTGATGTTGGATGATGTCCACACTTCTGCTTGGGAACAAAGGATGAATAAAAAAAGAAGACAAGCAATCTTTAACAATACCCTTAGTTCTGCGAGTAGTGATACCAAACAAGACACCCCAACTACCAACAACGATAGTTTGGCTGACATACCTGTTTATCCATGGCCACAGTATTTGATTGATACAAATGCCGAGGATGATGAGCCATTTGAATTGAGATACCCTGGTGATAGAACTGAAATATCAAGAACAGGAGCAAATGATTTCCAAGCATGGCCTGAAGTTGAATTTGTTGAGGAGTATATCAAGGGTATTACAAGGACTGCAGACAGTCCTCCAGCACCAAATGGAAATGCTAATCTATCGAGAACCATCCTTAGATTATCAGTGAACGGGATTGAATTCCCAATGACCAACATTCCATATTCTGACTATCAGAGTGTGAAATTCCTTTACGAAATTTATGAACGTGTTTTATTAGCTGCGTATTGGGATAGACTGTCAAAAGGTGCGGGACCCGGTGCTGAATACGAAATTTACAAATCATTGTCCGATATTGAAAATATCAATATACAAACCGCTCTTTTAGGTACAAGTCCAAGTCTTACAAAAATACTCAAAAACATAGCCTTTACTCCGATCAATTATTTGGATGTTTTGAGAACGGCATCAAATGATGGAACTGGTCCAAGTTGGCAACAACTTATTCGTGGTGAATTTACATCCGATTATCTAAGGGCAATTACCACCAAAGATTTTTCTATTTTACCTAATAACACAATTTCAAATGCTTCAGAGTCCACTCAACAAAACGTAGACTCTTTTAGCAAAATTAGTGAATTTGTAAAATCTACGGCATCGAGTCAAACAGACTTTGCCGACCTCTATCCGTTTGTTTACAGTGGATGGACAACTAACAATTTGGGGACTTTTGTTAATGGACAAAATCCGTTCGCAACTACAAGAAGTTTATACGTTAATGACACCAAAAGATTCATAACCAACTATCAGACAAACTTCAGTCAAAACGATAACAGACCTTTTACCAATTCTGATTTACTTTCAGTCAACTCACCCAATCTGACTAATTCCAACGGACAAACTGAAGACCTCAATGATTTCTACGAAAACCGATTGATTTCGGGTAAACAGTTATTGACTGAAGGTCCACTTTTATATCAGAATAAAACAGGTAATTTGGGAGTTGATCAAACAACTTCAATGTTGAATACTCCGATGTTTGTAAATGCCCTTTCACAAGGTGTAGATTTAGACAGACTTGGTGGGTCACTTTATCCATATGTCAAGCCAGCTTATCTGTTTTTGAATTCACTTCCACTTATTACTTTACGAGAAAGATATAAAAACGTACAACCTTCGTTGGTTGAGGATTTGGATTTCATGTTTTCAACTCTCACTAAGTTTGGGGGGGTTCACAAATTACCTTATGCTTGGATTCTCAAATATGGTTCTATTTGGCACAGGTATAAGACATTTATTGAAACGAATGTTGACATATTAGATTCGGTTTGGGGTAGTATTGATTACTCAAATTTATACGATCCTACGACCAACTCGTTGACTAAAAATTATACATTTACCAACCAAAAGAGTCTGAACGTAACAATTACTGGACAAAACAACTTTACTATTGGAGGTCTTACCAACTCTGTTATGAACCTTGGATTCTATCCTGGATTGGTAAACGATGTTTATTATTTTATGACAGGACAAAATTTGTTCTCAACCTACACAGATGCTGAAATAGATGCTGCGGTTGTTGAGGGTTTAAACGTGGGTCCTATCAATAACAGTAACATAGAATTACCGTTGGGATTCGATCCAAATAACCTGAATAGATTGTTGACCCTAAGAACGTGGTTCACATCTTTCGATACCAAAAATTCTACCAAGTTCATCCCTTCACTAAAGAATCAAACAATAGTATTACCCAGTTTCGGGACCAACACAAATCAAATTTATTATGAGTGTTTCACTGATACACCTACTGGTGAAACTTTGACTCAGGAAGTCTTTAACAACAGAGCCGTATTTGATGGTAGTGCCCGTACTTTTTGGCAATCACCGAACTACGGATATTTTGAATTACCCAGTATTATCAAGCCTCGATACAATGAGTATATAAAAGAAGTGTTACCAAATACTAATAACCGTGAGTCATTCAAATTAGGTGTAGAATATTCGAATATTGAAGAAATTTTCGGTACGTTCAAGAAAGAAATTTTGGATGAATTCGAACAAGAGTTCCTCAAATTTAGTGTGAGTTCAAAAGACGCCTCGATCGAAGATGTGGGTGGTGTTAGTTTTGTAAATAAGAATTTTCAATTTTTGATGCAGGAACTTATGACCATCGATACGATTGATAATAAACTTCCTTATGAAGATTATGTATCAAGAGTTTCTGAAGCCCAAGCTATTAAAATTACCAATACTCTTCAAACATTTTTGAATTATGATGTAGTTTTCCGATACGGAAATCCAAGTAATTTCGACAGAAGATTATGGGGATCATTCACAACATTACCAACAAATAGGGTTTTTGATCCGTTTACTTATGGACCTTATGTACAAAACACATTACCATCCACTACAAGTACAATCACATTAGCTCAATCACAAGCCCTGTCACCACAAGCTTGGAACTCGATGTACACCTACGTAGGTTTCGCAACAACTTCAGGTTTGGAATATTCTAACAATGGTAGTTACTATACGGACTTCTTTATCGATCTCAATGTTGAATTCAATCAAACAAATGTTCAAAGATTTGCTCCATTGATTAAAATTTATGGTACACAAAAATTGTTGGCGAACGGTAACTATGGTGCTACTCAGTTTACTGAACAAATAAACACCTATTACACTCAGAACGACCAATTTATTTCACGAATTTTAACTCAATTGTTTTTTAGTTTACAAAAAGGTCTACCAAATGTTGAACAGACAAATGAAAAACCGATTTTGTCCGCATTGGATGGTGATCAACAAAAGTTGGAGTTCTGGGAAACATTTAAGGCATTCAACGACAAATGGATTGCGGGTGGTGAGTTCCAAGAAAGAACTCTATTCCAAGATGTTTTATTTTTAGATAGAGCTAATCGTGACATTGGTGATTTAGTTTTGGTTGATGTCTTAAAACTAAAAACTCTTTTGACAGGTACTGCTCAGACCAACGCCCGAGTAATTGATTTTGTGAGTAAAATATTTGCTGACAATAAATTCCAAATGATGCCAATGCCGGCCTACGTAAACTTTTGGGGTGTTGGAGAAGTTGTGAATGGTCAAAGACCGAGAACCGAAACCTCTCAGGATTTAGCAAATTCATTATTCGGAACTTATTTGGAAGTTGATTACCGTGAGTCCTCACCCAAACTTGTTTGTTATTTTGTGGGTAAGCCTTCAGAACATCTAAATTTAAGAGAGAATCAAGACTACAGATGGAAAACAGACGCTTTTGTATTTGATTGTGGTGGTGACCAACCTTTAGTTAGAAAATTGGAAAACAAAACAGACTTTGCTTTATCAAATAAAGTTGTTGGATTCAATGTTGATTTTGGAACAAGAAACCAAGGAGTTTTCTATTCAATTCAACTCGATCAGAATGGAGCAGCCGCCACTGCCGAATCAAACATGGTACTTACCGACATATCATTACAGGCCGGTGGTAAAAGAGCTATTGGACAAAGTGTTGGACTTTACAATTATTACAAAACTCGAAGTTATGAATGTAGAGTGGAATCGTTAGGTAATGCAATGATACAACCTACAATGTATTTCAACCTTCAACATGTACCGATGTTTTATGGTCCATATATGATACAGTCTGTGGAACACGTAATTGACGGTGGTGATTTCAAAACATTCTTCACAGGACTAAGAATGCCTGTTGCATCTGTCCCAAAAATTACAAATCAAATTGTAAGTCTCAACCAAAATCTATTGAATGAACTTGTACAAAGTATTCAAAGACTGAAAGACACCCAAGCACAAGTTGTATCCAAAAATGTTATTGCGGTCGGAAATTCAATACAATCCAACCAAAGTTCCACACCGGCAGATCCTGTAAGGTGTGTTGCTGATATGCAAGTTGCCAACCAAAAGTATAGAAATTTTGTAGGTATTGAAAGTGTGAAACGTGAAATTACATTCGCAGATCTTGCCAAGTTGTTGAAGAGCAGAGTCAATAACCAAATTTTACGTGGATTAGTTTTCTTCACGGCATATACTAATGGTCACGATGATAACAAATTTATTACTTACGATTACGATTTAGGTGGAACTCCATTTGGTGGTACGGTTTATTCAGGCATCACTTACGGGGAAAGACGAAAATTCTTCACAGATACTTACGGGTGTAGAACAACATCTAACGGTGTATCCGTCCCATATGCAGTTTTCAACGACTTTGAAAAATCAATTGATTTCATTTCAACATATTATTCCAAAATATACAATACGGATCGTTTATACAAATGGAATAAAAAAGACTTATTTATTGACAGTCTCATTTTTGTTTGGACTGAATGGTGGCCAACCAAGAGATTCCAAACTCCACAACAAAGAAATAATTGGTATAGTGCCAACCAACAATCGGTTATTGCCTTGAGACAACAAGCCTCTGAAGTAGTTGATAAATGTATTTCTTTGGGACTTATTAACTTTTGATGATATTTATAGAGAAAAAATATTATGAATATTAAAGCCCATTTAGACAATTATCTTGGAAAAAATTCAAGATATAGTGAAAAAACTACAGGTAACGGATATACTGAAGTGTGTGATTTGGACACAGGTAATTGCTATACTGTCAGAGACCGTGATGGTTTGATCGAAAGAGTAGACAACACAATGAGAACAAATAGAAGAGTTCAGGTTGAAACACCTCAAGGGGTTAAACAATTATTAAACGGATAACAATGAATATTGACAAGAAAATCTTGGAGGAATTGACAAGACACAATTCTATCAACAAATATATTACAGAACAAGAAGTAGCCCCTGAAGTTGGGGCTGAGGTTGCGGCTGAAGTACCTGCCGAGGATCCAATGTTAGCACCTGCGGAAACACCAGAACCCGAGATTATCGATGTTGCGCAAGATGATGAAGTTGAAAAAATTGGTGACGAGTCGGATTCTGTGGAAACTGAAACTGGATCTGAAGAGCTTGATATTACTGATTTGGTGAACTCACAAAAAGGAATAGAATCTAAACAGAATGAGTATTTTGACATGATGTTCAAACAACTTGAGGGACTACAAAGTAAATTGTCTGAAATGGAAGGTTTAGTTTCAAAGTTGAATGATATCGAAGAAAAAATTGAAAAGTATAGACCAAAATCGGCTCAAGAAAAATTGGAGTTACGTAGTTTGGATTCAGGTCCGTTCCATCAAAAATTGACAGATTTTTTCGATGACAAACAAGAAGACATGGAAAAATCTGGTAAGAACGAATATGTATTGACATCCGATGAAGTTGAACAAATCGTTCCAAGTGAAATAAAAAAATCTTTTGATACTGCTTTACCTGAACCTACAGACACTAGGTTTGGAATGCGTTGATTTTGAAATATAGTTTATTATATTAAAGGGGTCACATTGTGACCCTTTTTATTTGGCGAATAATTTGACGAAACAATAAACTTGGCGTATAATTCTTATGTCTAACAATTAATTTTTACAACTATGGCTAGTCCACTTGACGCAGTTCTCGCTCAATACGAGAAAAACACCCAATCCTATGACAACTCAGGGAAGATGTCTCAGGAAGAAAGAATGAAGAAGTACTTCGCTTGTATCCTACCGCAAGGTCAGGCTCAAGGTCAACGAAGAGTTCGAATTCTCCCCACTAAAGACGGATCATCACCTTTCGTAGAGGTCTACTACCACGAACTACAAGTTGGTGGTAAATGGCAGAAATTCTATGATCCGGGAAAAAATGACAATGAACGTTCACCTTTGAACGAAGTTTACGAAGAACTTATGTCCACGGGAAAAGATTCTGATAAAGAACTTGCTCGTCAATACAAATCACGCAAATTCTACATCGTAAAGGTTGTTGACCGTGATGCTGAAGAAGAAGGTGTAAAATTTTGGCGTTTCAAACACAACTACAAGAACGAAGGTATTCTTGACAAAATTATTCCTATTTGGAGACAAAAAGGTGATATCACCGATCCCGAAAAAGGTCGCGACCTAATCATCCAATTAGTGAAACAAAAAACCCCAGGTGGTAAGGATTACACATCAATTCAAACTATTATGCATGATGACCCTTCTTTACTTCATACTGATGAATCAGTGATGAAAGAATGGTTGGCTGATGAACTGACTTGGCAGGATGTTTACTCAAAGAAACCTGTTGAGTATTTGGAGGCAATTGTTCGTGGTGAAGAACCACGTTGGGACTCTGAAACAGGTAAGTATGTTTATGGAGATGATGCCCTTCTTTCTATGGGAGGTGGTAAATCAAACGAGTTGGCTGATCCACAGGCAGGGGCAGACCCTGATGAGGATCTACCCTTCTAAATAAACGATGGTGCCGGCGATGTCGGCACCATTTCTTTTTTTATCTAAAATGGCGAAAATATTAAGAGTATCACCAGTGTATCGTTATTACGAAATTGAATTGACTGAAGAACAAGAAAAAATTTATGAGGAAAATCCTAATGAATTTCTAATTGATATTGTAAAAGACGAAGATTGGGTTTATATTGAAAGTACTGTCGGATCAGACGAATACGAATTTAAAAAATAACATGGCACTAAAGAAAAATGATTTCTCATCACTGAAGAAGAAGTTCTCTACTTCAGCAAAATACAAACCCCAACGTTTCTTTGACTTGGGTAAAGAGTTCTTGGAGGCGGTAGGTCTCCCTGGTCCTGCTATTGGACATATCAACATGTTTTTGGGACACAGCGACACTGGTAAAACTACTGCACTTGTTAAAACTGCTGTGAGTGCTCAGAAACAAAATGTTCTTCCTGTGTTTATTATCACAGAACAGAAGTGGAGTTTTGAACATGCACGTCTGATGGGATTTGAGTGTGAAGAAGTTGTTGACCAAGAAACGGGTGAGATCGATTGGGATGGATTCTTCATCTTCAATAATAACTTTAGTTACATTGAACAAATTACTGACTACATCAATGATCTTTTAGATGCTCAAGAGAAAGGTGAATTGGAGTATGATTTGTTGTTTTTGTGGGACTCAATTGGATCGGTACCCTCAAAGATGACTTATGAAGGTAAGGGTGGAAAACAACACAACGCAGCCACTCTCGCTGACAAGATTGGTATGGGTATCAACCAAAGAATTTCGGGTTCACGAAAGGCCGATTCAAAATACGAGAATACCTTAGTGATTGTAAATCAACCTTGGGTTGAACTTCCTGACAATCCATTTGGACAACCAAAGATCAAAGCAAAAGGTGGTGAATCAGTTTGGTTGAACTCATCATTGGTATTTCTTTTCGGAAACCAAAAAGGTGCTGGTACAACAAAGATCACTGCGACCAAAGATAAGAGAACTGTGAAGTTCGCTATCCGTTCAAAAATTTCTGTTATGAAGAATCACATCAATGGATTGGGTTACGAAGACGGAAAGATTATTGTTACTCCACATGGTTTCTTGGCAGGAAAGGATACCGCCGAGGAGAAAGCTTCCATCGAGTCTTACAAGAAGGAGCATTCTGACTACTGGAAGGAGATTATTGGTTCAGACGGGGACTTTTCCCTGAATGAAGAGAAAGACCCTGAAACACTCTAATATGTTGTTAGGATTAGGTATATTCCTTATGGGTTTTGGTCTAGCAGGATTTCTGCACACCGTTTATCAGATTTACACTATGTCGAACCTTTCAAGAGGTAAGAAGTGAAAACTCTTTTAGTAGATGGAGATAATTTATTTAAAATCGGATTCCACGGAGTTCGAGAATTCTTCGTTGATGGAAATCACATCGGCGGAGTCTTCCACTTTCTCAACACACTTAGAAAACAGTTGGATGAGCACAACTACGACAAAGTCATTGTCTTTTGGGACGGTGACGGCAACTCATCCCAACGACGTAACATATACCCCAAGTACAAACTGAACCGAAGACAAGATATGAACGAGTTTAAACTCGAGTCATATCATATTCAAAAGGAGCGAGTAAAACAGTACTTGGAAGAATGTTTCGTGCGTCAACTCAGAGTTGACAATAATGAATCTGATGACTTAATTGCATACTATTGTCAGGTAGCTAAAGATGAAGATAAAACCATCTTTACCGCCGACAAAGACCTTTTACAACTCATAGATTCAACCACATCCATCTATTCACCGATGATCAAAGTGATGTATAAGATGGGGGATAAAGTATCCATTATGGGTAACCATATTCCCCATCAGAACATCCTGACACTAAAGGTGATAATGGGTGATAAGAGTGATAATATTGATGGTATTGAAAGACTCGGTGAAAAGACTTTTTTGAAGTTTTTCCCTGAGGTACTTGACCGAGAGGTTTCTGTAGATGATATTTTATCTAAATCGAAACAACTTCTTCAGGAAAATGAAACCAACAAGGCACTACAGAATTTGGTCAAAGGAAAGACAAAAGACGGAGAATTGGGTGTGGCATTCTTTCATGTCAACAAACAGATCGTGGATTTGTCTAATCCGATGATCACTGAAGAAGGTAAAGAACTTGTCCAACTTTATTATCGTGAAACAATTGACCCCGAGGGTAGGGGGTCGAAGAATCTAATCAGAATGATGACAGACGATGGTTTCTTCAAGTTTTTACCTAAAACCGACGAAGCATTTTTAAACTTTGTCAAACCGTTCACAAAACTAACAAGAAAAGAAAAAAGACAATTCAAACAATCAAATTAAATTTTATGAAAGAACAAGATATCGTAAAGATGGAGTTTCTCATCACTTTGAATAACAACATCGTAATCCAAAGATACTTTAATGTGAGAGGGTACAACTCAACTGCTCGTTCATCTATGGAGTTACATGAATATATGAGAGACCTCGTTGATGCTTTTGAGCAAACTCAAAAAATGCGTACTGTTGTCTATATGATGGACAATCAATATGATATTTTAGAAGATCCAACAATTTTGGATACTGACAATACCGACAGCAATGAATATTTTAATTTCTACGTGAAAATTGGTGATCAGACAATTTGTCACAGAATTTTAGATGCAAAACTTTTCCCGCCTAAAATAAGATACACCGTAGACATACGCCAGCAAGCAAAAAGTGTTCTTCGACACTTGACTGACATATTTTCATCACAAAATTTTGTTACTAACTACATGAATTATACCCTCGCTTGAGTGTATTTATTCTTACAGAAAAAGGGAAAATAAATTATGTCAAATAGGAACTTCGAATACCTCGGAAATACTTTTCAATTACAATTACTAAATCAAATTATTCTCGATAAGGATTTCGCACACTCTATTATTGACGTGATTGAGCCCTCACATTTTGAGAACAAATATTTCAAAACTCTTCTTCAATTAATGAAGGAGTATTATGTGAAATACGATTGTTCACCATCATTTGAGACACTATATCAGATCGTAAAAAGTGAGTTTCCACAGGAAATGATGCTCAAGATTTTGAATGATACGATCAAGCAAATACAGGACTCTCCGATAGATGGTGGTGATTTTGTTCAAGAAAAGGCACTTAAATTTTGTAAACAACAAGAACTACAAAAAGCGATCGTTAAGTCTCAAAAAATTCTCGACAACGGTGAATTTGAGAACTACGAGAAACTTGAAGAACTTTTCAGGGCGGCAATTCAAATTGGAGAAAACAACAACAAAGTTGAAGATGTATTCAACAACTTGGATGATGTACTAAATGAGGATTTCAGGCATCCCATCCCAATGGGAATCGAGGGTATCGACAGACTTCTTAAGGGAGGATTGGCTAAGGGTGAGTTAGGAGTAATTTTGGCACCTACGGGTGTGGGTAAGACTACGATCTTGTCCAAGATTGCCAACAGTGCTTTCAACAATGGATACAATGTGTTACAGTTGTTTTTCGAGGACAATCCAAAGGTTATCCAAAGAAAACACTTCACTATGTGGACTGGAATTGCTCCCGATGAATTACCGACTCACCGTGATGAAGTTCTTGAGAAGGCACGTCAAGTAAGAGAGGAAATGACAAATAAATTATATTTGAAAAAACTTCCTTCTGACACTCACACTATGACCCAAATCAAAAATATGATTCGTAAGATGATTGCTGATGGTCATAAGATCGATATGCTTTTAGTCGACTATATTGATTGTATCGTTCCTGACAAAAACTTAGGTGATGAATGGAAAAGTGAAGGTTCAGTCATGAGAGGGTTTGAAGCCCTTTGTCATGAATTGAACGTTGTGGGTTGGACTGCAACACAGGGAAACAGAAGCTCTATATCTTCTGAGGTTGTAACCACCGACCAAATGGGTGGTAGTATTAAAAAGGCTCAAGTAGGTCACGTTATCATTTCCGTGGCAAAGACCCTTCAACAAAAAGAAATGAACTTGGCTACCATCGCCATAACCAAGTCTCGTGTTGGTAAAGATGGTGTTGTATTTGAGAACTGTAAGTTCAACAACGAATTGTTGGAAATTGATACGGAAAGTTCTGTGACCTTCTTAGGTTTCGAAGAGAAAAAAGAAGAGCAGAAACGTGATCGTATCAAAGAACTTATGGAAAAGAGACAACAAAGAGAAAGACAGCAAGGTTAACTTGTAAAAAATAAAATTATAAAAATTAAATAGATTATGGATAATCTAATAGATATGATTGGTGGTGACCAACGTTTTGTTATCAAACGAAGTGGTGACCGTGTTGTATTTGAGATTGAAAAAATCAAAAATGCGGTTTTGAAGGCAATGAATAGTGCTGGTAAAACAGATGTTGAAATGGCTGAAAAAATTGCACGACTAACCAAAAAAAGTATATTCAGAGGTAACAAACACCACCTTCCTCACGTAGATGAGATTCACGATATGGTTGAAAACAAACTTATGGACAATGGTCTAAACGATGTTGCGAAAGAATATATTATTTACCGTTCGAAACATCAACCAAATATTTTTACCAAAAGAGTTAATTTGAAACCATACGAATATCCTGATTTGTTGGAATACGTGGATGCTATCAGACACTCATATTGGGTACACACCGAGTTTAATTTTACTTCCGACATCCAAGACTTCAAAGTTCATTTGAATGAAAAGGAACAAACTGCGGTACAGAGAGCCATGTTGGCAATTTCTCAAATTGAAATCGCGGTGAAAACCTTTTGGGGGGATATCTACAAAAGACTACCAAAACCAGAAATCGGAAATGTCGGTGCAACATTTGCAGAGTCCGAAGTTAGACACGCTGACGCGTATTCACATTTGATTCAATTGTTAGGACTGAACAAAGAATTTGAAAATTTACTTCAAGTTTCAGCTATTCGCAGAAGAATCAAATATTTGGAAAAATCCATTTCTAATTCTAAATCTTTGGATAACCAAGACTATTTCGAATCCGTGATCCTGTTTTCTATGTTTATTGAAAACGTATCCCTTTTCTCTCAATTCTTGGTTATTATGGCTTTCAACAAACACAAAAATGTTTTGAAAGGTATTAGTAATGCTGTTGAGGCTACTTCCAAAGAAGAAAACATCCATGCGGAATTCGGATTTGATTTGGTAAATCTTATCAAAAAAGAAAATCCTAGTTGGTGGACCAAAGACCTTATCGAAGACTTAGTAGATGCTACATTGGAGGCGTATGAATCTGAAGTTGAAGTTGTCAACTGGATTTTCGAGGAGGGGGATTTAGATTTTCTTACCAAAGAACAAACTTTAGAGTTTATCAAACACAGATTCAATCTATCTTTGAATTCTATTGGTATTGAAAATGTATTCAAAGTTGATAAAAAGGTGTTGGAAACAACAGAGTGGTTTGATGATGAAATTCTCACAACAAAACACACCGACTTCTTCAATAAAAGAAGTATCAATTACAGTAAAAAACAAAAATCAATTACACTTAACGACTTATTTTAATTTATAAAAAAACAATATGGAAAATAGAAAACCATTCGAATGGATCAACGAAGAGTCAATTACTTTTCTCCGTCGTGGATATTTGAGTGAGGGTGAACAACCCTTGGAGCGAATCAGAGTTATTGCTGATCATGCTGAAAAACTTTTGGGAATTGAAGGATTTGCTGATAAGTTTTATGATTATATGGGTAAAGGATGGTATTCATTGTCTTCTCCTGTATGGGCAAACTTTGGTAAACAAAGAGGTTTACCTGTGAGTTGTTTTGGTTCTAATATTGGTGATAATATTGAATCAATCTTATATACTCAAGCTGAGGTCGGAGAGATGAGTAAAATGGGTGGTGGTACTTCTGGATATTTTGGAAATATCCGTGGTCGTGGAGCCACTATTACAGACAATGGACACGCACCTGGTTCAGTTCACTTTATGAATTTGTTCCAAAGTGTTGTTGATAATATTTCACAAGGATCAACTCGTAGAGGTCGTTTCTCACCATACCTACCTGTCGAACACCCTGACATTATGGAATTCTTGGAAATTGGAACCGAGGGATTCCCCATCCAAGACCTGACTCACGCAGTTACCGTGACAGATAAGTTCATGAAAGAAATGATTGCTGGAGATGATGAAAAAAGAGCAATATGGGCAAAAGTAATTCAACGAAGAGGTGAAATTGGATATCCTTATATCATGTTCACCGATACTATGAATAACAAGGCTCCTGAGGTTTATAAGGACAAGGATATGAAAATTCATAACTCAAACCTTTGTTCTGAAATTGCTCTTCATAATTCAGAAGAAGAGTCATTTGTGTGTGTTTTATCTTCTATGAATTTATTACACTACGACGAATGGAAGGATACAGATGCTGTTGAAACTATGATTTATTTCTTGGATGCTGTGGTTACTGAATTTGTTGAAAAAATTGACAGTCTCAGACACAACGGAACCCTAGAAGGTCAACGAGCATTCTTCTATTTAGAAAAGGCTTATAATTTTGCTAAAAGACAACGAGCTCTAGGTCTTGGAGTTTTGGGCTGGCATTCATTTTTACAATCCAAAAATCTCCCATTCGATAGTAAAGATACAGCACGTCTGAACGTACAGGTGTTCAAACTTATCAAAGATAAGTCTTACAAAGCTTCAGAAGAACTCGCAGAAATGTTCGGAGAGCCTGAACATTTAGTAGGGTATGGACGAAGAAATGTCACATTGAATGCAATCGCACCAACGACTTCATCAGCATTTATTTTGGGTCAGGTATCTCAATCCATCGAACCAATTTGGTCAAATGCTTATGTAAAAGACGTTGCTAAATTGAAGGTAACAATCAAAAATCCCGTTCTTCAAAAGTTACTAGCTGAAATCGGTAAAGATACTAAAGAAGTATGGGATAGTATTAAAAAACATGATGGATCAGTCCAACACTTGGAGTTTTTGACTGATGAACAGAAGGATGTATTCAGAACCTTCGCAGAAATCAATCAATCTTCAATAATCAATCAGGCGGCGATTCGTCAAGATTATATTGATCAGGCTCAATCTTTGAACCTTATGATTTCACCAGACATGCCTACTAAGGATGTCAACAAATTGTTGATAGACGCATGGCAGTTGGGTGTTAAGACTTTATACTATCAACATTCGATGAATTCTGCACAAGCTTTCGCTAGAAAGAAGTTGAATCTAAATGACCTTGAATGCGTGGCTTGTCAGGCATAAAAGTTCTAAACAAGAGTTCATGACTGAAAAACCCAACACTTAGGTGTTGGGTTTTTTTATGTCTTAAAAAAAATATTAAAGTATATTTATCAGATATGGCAAATGGTAGGACATATGGTTTAACTTTTCCTTTTATCGATTCATTCGATGGAAAATACTTGGATTTAACAGATTACACTGCGGAAGAAATCAGAAGTAATCTTATTCATTTACTACTGACGAGAAAAGGATCTAGATATTTCTTACCAGATTTCGGTACAAGATTATTGGAATATATTTTTGAACCTTTAGATGGACCAACATTCCAAAGTATTGAAGCTGAGATCAGAGACTCTGTAACCAAATACATGCCTCAACTTCAACTCACAAGTATAACAATAACGGCACCTACAGGTGAAGAAGCGGGTCTAACGGCCACAGGTGCTGGTGGGGTTATTGACCCTGCAATCACAAGATTCAATCAAGATGTTGCTGAATATACTGCAACTGTCAGGGTTGATTATGCGATATCAAACGATGTGTTCAACACTAAAGATTTTATTATTCTGAATATTTAAGATTATGGCCGAAAGAAGAATATCCTATACAGTACGAGATTTTGCTGCGATACGACAGGAATTAATAAATTACACTAAAACTTTTTACCCCGAACTTATTGATAACTTCAATGATGCTTCGGTATTCTCGGTTTTCTTGGATTTGAATGCTGCGGTGGCCGATAATCTTCATTACCACATCGATAGAAGCATTCAAGAAACTGTCCTTCAATATGCACAACAAAGATCTTCGATTTACAATATTGCGAGAACTTACGGATTAAAGATTCCAGGACAAAGACCTTCGATTGCATTAGTAGATTTTTCAATCACAGTACCAGCTTTCGGAGACAAAGAAGATGAAAGATATTTGGGTATACTTCGTAGAGGTAGTCAAGTAATAGGGTCGGGTCAAATATTTGAAGTTCTCTATGATGTAAATTTTGCCTCCCCATTCAATCAAGATGGTTTTCCTAATAGATTAAAAATACCAAATTTCGATCAAAACGGTAACCTCATAAATTATACCATTACAAAAAGGGAAACTGTTGTCAATGGTATTACGAAAGTTTTCAAAAGAGTTATTACACCAAATGATGTAAGACCTTTCTTTGAATTCTTTTTACCTGAAAAGAACGTATTGGGTGTTACATCAATAATACAAAGAGATGGTACAGCATATTCCAACGTACCCACACCACAAGAATTTTTGGGGGCGGCGGGTAGATGGTATGAGGTTCCAGCCTTGGCGGATGATCGTGTATTTATCGAAGACCCTACTAAACCATCTGATGATCCTGCAATCAAAGTAGGTAGATATATTCAAACTCAACAAAGGTTTGTTACAGAATATACTCCTGAAGGATTTTTAAAAATAACATTTGGAGGTGGAACTAATACTGCTGAAGATCAATTAAGAGAATTTACGGCAATAGATGTACCTTTGAAAATTCAAAGATACCAAAACAACATGATGTCTTTGGGTTCAACTCCCAAGGCAAATACTACATTATTTATTCAATATAGAATTGGTGGTGGACTTGGAACTAATTTGGGTGTCAATGTTATTAACCAAATCGGAGCTGTAGATTTTTTTGTAAATGGACCCTCTGATATTATCAACACGTCAGTTATCAATTCATTGACGTGTAATAACATAACAGCGGCAATTGGTGGTGCGGGATATCCATCGACTGAGGAAGTCAGAAATTACGTTACATTCAATTTCGCGGCTCAAAACAGGGCTGTTACAATCAATGACTACGAGGCTATCATAAGAAATATGCCAGGACAGTTTGGAGCACCGGCTAAGGTCTCGATTACAGAGAACAACAACAAAATTATTATAAATGTTTTATCATATGATTCTTCAGGTAATTTGACATCGGAAGTTTCACAAACTATGAAGCAAAATTTAGCGGAATATTTATCAAACTATCGCATGATAAATGATTATGTTCAAATCGGAAGTGCCCAAGTGATTGACTTAGGGGTGGATGTTCAAGTTGTTCTTGATGCTACTCAAAACCAAGGTGCAGTCATTTCAAATGTAATTGATAGAGTCACAACATTTTTTAGTTCAACACTCAGAAATTTGGGTGAGGACATTTTAGTGTCAGAATTGAATAGAATAATCCAATCAGAGAACGGAGTTATAAGTGTCGGAGAAATTTCCATTTTTAACAAAGTTGGTGGTCAATATAGTTCAGCACAAACATCAATGCCATATTCTGATGTTGTTACAAGAAAAATAAGTTTAGTTGACAACACAATCTTCGCTGAACCGAATCAAATTTATCAGATTAGATTTCCGGCCAAAGATATTACTGTCAGAGTTAAGAACTTCCAAACTACAAATTTCTCCTGATATATATTTTTATCGAAATTCCATTACTTTTTATAAAATAGTGAATAAACTATTTATCATAGAAAGTACTTTTTAATGTCAAAATCATATAGGTTACGTACACAGATTGGAGTCGACAGACAGATCAATGTTCAATTAGAGCAAGACTTCGAACAAATTGAGATCCTATCTCTCAAGGTTAGGAGTGAGGATGTCTATACAAGAATGTGTGCTGACTATGGTGTGGTTGTAGGGCGTGTATTTTCAAATGGTGGTTATGGAATTCCAAATGCGAGAGTATCAGTATTTGTTCCAATCACAGAGCAAGACCTAAATAACGAAATTATTAGAGATTTATACCCATATTCCGAAATAGATGATGTAAATTCGGATGGTTATAGGTATAATCTTTTACCCTATGAAAAAAGTCACGGGGGACATACACCAACAGGGACCTTCCCAAGCAAACAAGATATTCTTACGAATCCTGCTTTAATCGAGGTTTACGACAAGTATTACAAGTATACTGTCAAAACAAATGGAAGTGGCGACTTTATGATTATGGGTGTACCTGTTGGTACTCATACGCTAGTTATGGATCTTGATCTATCTGATATGGGTCCATTCTCCATGAGTCCACAAGATCTTATTAGAATAGGAAGGGCGACCTCAGATCAAGTAGAAGGTGCAGAATTTCAGAGTTCAACCGATCTATCGACCTTACCACAAATTGTGAGTCTTTCCCAATCGATAGAAGTATTTCCTTTTTGGGGTCAACCTGAAATTTGTCAAATCGGAATTGCTCGACATGATTTCAATTTAGACGAGGTTGGGGTTTCAATAGAACCGACCGCTTTGTTTATGGGATCTCTATTGAGTAATAATCCTGATAGGGCTGTAGGTTTGGGTTGTCGACCACCTACCGAAATGGGGGATTTATGTAACCTAACAACTGGTTCTGGAGAAATTATTGCTATTAGACAAACAATTTTCCAAGACACGAATGGGTTACCAATTTTGGAGCAAGCTCAATTACCTCAGGCTGGAAAAGTTATTGACGAAGATGGTACTTGGTTACTGGAGGTTCCCATGAATTTGGATTATGTGACTACTAATGAATTCGGAGAACAAATATTAAGTAACGATCCCAAAGTTGGTGTACCAACGAAAGGAAAGTATCGATTTAAGGTAAAATACGGTCAACCCAATTCAATAGAAATTAATGAAACAAGGAAAGGGTATTTCTTAGTACCCAATATCAAGGAATACGGTTGGATAACATCATCTCAAGATCCTGCATATTCGACAAGTACAAATTTGAGAAACCAACAGAATAGTTCATATTACTTTGGATTGGATTGGTCTGGATATACTAATGGATTTACCACTCAACAACAAATTTTGGATAGACAACAAGAAATTGTTGACTGTGAAGATACATTCTACGAGTTTATTTACAATAAGGTTTACACTGTATCAGGTCTTGTTGACCAATATTTCAGGGGACTTTCAAGAGGAAACTTTATAGGTATCAAAGAAATAACTGATTCCGCATGTGCTAGTGAAAATAACAGATTTCCAGCAACAGATGCTGTTAGAAATTTTGATTTATTGTTTTTTATAGTTAACGTATTTCTAACAATTTTAGCCCCAATAGGTTTGGTTTTGATACCAATTTTGAATTTCTTAGCTCAGTTTTGGCCAATTGCAAAATATGTAATAACAATTTTATTGTCTTCATGGTTAACCTATAATGGTGTGATTTATACTGTAAATGCTATCGCTGCCGTCGCAAACCCAGTACCCCAAGTTGCTTTGGGGATTACTTTGGGAGTTCAGGCGGCAATTTGGTTTGGGGTTGCGATTTTTGTTTTTATAAAAGTCTTTCCTCTTTTTACAAAATTTACATTCAAAGATCTGAAATTACCTATGATATCTTATCCTGATTGTGAAGCTTGTGATTGTTCTGCTTCAGATTTATTGTTACAAGAAATTGAAGGTAACCCTTTTACCGGTGGTAATGCTAGTACTAACAAAATTGGTGAATATACCATATTCACTACATCTGGTACTTCCCCATTATTTCCATCCTACAATCAGGATACATGGGGTGTGTTAACTGGTGATGTTAACGATGGTCTTCCTGTAGGTTTGGATCCGGACTCTTATTCGGGTAATAGTAATAAACGCAATCAAAAGTACCTGGCTGACTTAACAGGTTTTAGATATGGGTTGAGTGGTATGAACTATGTTTTACCATCAGCAACACAGTTAGAAGCTGAAATTAACAAATTGGCTAACACACCGATTACTATAAGCTATACCACCGATAAAGTATATGTGGGTCCTGATATTACCCTTTCACAATCTATGAATTTAGCGAATATCAGGGAAAGATATTTTGAAGGAAAAAATATAATACAAACAACCGTAAATAACCCGAATAACCCTTCACAGTCTTTTACAGATAATGTGATGGTGTTGTTAGTCCCACAGAACAACTTCGTTCCTGGTGCGATCCTGTCATTTAATGATCCTGATAATATTATTGACCTTAATTACTCGTCAACTACTCTGAATCAATTTGGTAATTATACTTTGACTGGAAGCTCGGTTTCAGGAGTGGTAAACAGAACAGTAACTTATATTGACCAAAATGGTCAGACACAAACAGCATCTGTTAATCTAAATTCTACAACCACAGAATCTGAATACTTGTATAAGACGGGTATCGAATATTTTCAAGTTATTAATCAGATATCGGCGGTTGAAGCGGATACAATTTTGAATTTGGGTCAAGATAGTCTAATTGAAAAATATTTCTTACGTAAATTACAAAAACTATACTATGTCGATAGTAACGGAACGACTAGAAGTGAGACCTTCGGATCTTTCTTCGCTATAGGTGATTCTTGGAAAGAATATAATTTTTTATTTTTAGTTAGAGGGGTTGATGTTTATACTGAACCTCAAAATATAAAGTATGATTTGAATAAATTATTTGGTTATAATTTTGGGGTTCAAAATTCTTTGATATTCGAAGGACCTTACAGGATGAATATTCCTATCCAACCTAATAGTGGGTCAGGAAATTGGTATACAAATTTCAAGACACCTGAAAGTCACCTAACAAGTTATTCAACATCACCGGTGTTCCACCAACCATATAATTTCATAGTAAATCAAAGTCAATTCCAAGGTGTAAATACGGATAGATTGTCATATTATTCATCGTTAGACAAGTCCACACTATCCTTTTTTCCGTTTCCTGGAGATCAACCTATATCCAATTACGTAAACAATTCTTGGCAAAGTGGTGGATCTGTAAGTGATAACGGAAAGAACAATCAATTTATAAAGTTCTATGGTACTGAATATCAGGGTGTAATTGAAGGAGGAACCTTTATTGCTGGTTCAGATTCTCAGGGTACCGTCACACAGAATGGAGGTCAATTACCTAACGTTAGATTATATTCTCCATGGTATTACCAACCTGGTTTACCAGGACAAACTACGGCGGTACATACAATCACTTTTGACCCCTCTGTTGCGAACGCTAAATTAGTATTAAGATCTGACAGATTACCTGCTTCAGATTTGAGTCTTACCACAACACCAAATGGTAAAAACTATTTTATGTTATATCAGAATCCAAGACTTAGTCTTTTTGTTATTGGAAGTGCTGGTCAATCGAGTTTGTCAATTACAACAGGTGGTTCGTTAGGATTTTTTGAACCTACTTTAGGTGATGGACTTGATAATAACTTGGATAGAGTAATTGGTTCATTTGGATGTCAAGGAATGGTACCATTGTCTTGTTACACAACTGATGTTGATGGTAGACTTGAGGTTTTATCTCCATGCCCTACAAATGAAAATCCACAATTAGTTGTTGATGGTTGTTATGATGTTGTAAGTCCCGATGTAGAAGGTTCGTATTTGAGAAACATACCTACATTAATTAACAACTATTTAGAATGGTTACAAAGGTTCCGTGTGACATTTGGTGCTTGTAGAGGTGTTTTTTCACACGTGTTTGTAAATTCATGGGTTAACGGTACTTTGTTTGCGTTTCCTTTCAGGAATAGACCGGCATTTAATGCCAATGGTGATTTAGTCACCAGGGTGGTGGTAAATAATGTGGTAAGTTATTCTTATTGTGCGGACTTATTGTATTTTGATGAGGAATCTAACAATTTTTACTATAGGTCAAGTCCGTATAGCTTGGTTAGTAACAATTTTGTTGGAAAGAGAGCCCCCAATACTACTGGAACCCCTTTTGGAATTATTGATGGAATCACTCAACCTATATTAAATTCTTATAATTTATTATACCCAACTACTGTAATGGACTTGGGTCCAAAATATTTTTGGACTAAAGATGTGGTTGTTAGTAAAGATTATTATGGATACACGGCAGACAAATTAAACCCGTCTACATGGAATGACGTTGGGAATATATTCCAAATTTTTGTTATATCCAGACTCATCAATTCGAATTTTTGGAACCGTGTTCTGAGTACTGGTAATGCGTCCATCACAGGATTTTTCAGTCGAACATCACAACGAGTTGACGGAGATTATGCTCAAATGCTACAAATAAACTCACAATACGGTATCAAACCTTTCAATGAAGGAAATTATATTGATGACCCTGCGATACCAGGTGACAATCCAATATACATTTCTAAAGATATAAATGGTAATCCAATCTTCGGTATATTCTATGACTCATTCCAAAGTGATAGAGATATCATTACCCCGAGAAGGATTGACAGGAATTTGACTGGTTCAGTTTTACTTGCTGATTATTTGGGAACCAAATCACAAAATGTCCCATTTTATCTATGGAGGAATAATGCTTATACAACATCATTCAGCCAAGTTTTTGGTGGATGTGTTTGTGAGACTTACACTATAGATAATAGTGCCAACAACGTACCTGATTCATACACTTATCAAGATTGTAATTCAGGTAATTTGATTAGTGTATCGATTCCCGCACAACAAACAATTTCGATATGTGCTTGTCAAGGGTCAGTAACAACACAACAGGCTACGGTCACACAAACAGGTTCTTGTACTCCACCACCCCCACCACCGGCAGATAATTCAATTTTTGGAAACGAGGGGAATACATGGTACACCATTACTAATCAACCAATCTTCTCAACAAAATACCAAGAGTTAGATAGATTGAATATCCCCTACTTTATAGGTATAAATGGTCAGATTGAAAATCGTACGGGATATATTTTCCAAAAAAATTCATTGGGTGAATACGAACCAAGAAATTTGGGTGGAAATAATTTGAGAACTCTTTCAGGGGCTCCATGGTATTTCTATTTTGGTTTGAGGTCAGGTGCGAGCGCTATCGATAAATTCAGAGAAAAATATTTAGGTGTTGATCAATGAGTCAGAATGAATACATAGTAATAAAACCTGATTTACAATATCAGTCGTCACCTAATAGTGATATTAGTATCAATACTGAATTGAACCAAACTCAATCTGAATTGATTGATTATGACAGGACTGTAACGGTAAACTTGGCAACACTTTTCGATGCCGAAAGAAACAAATCAACAACTTTCAGACCGATTGTCAAACTCTCATACATTTATGACAATACAATTGTTGGCACAACAAAATACCAACCATATTTGAATGAGTTGTACTATGTAAACCCTGAGGCGTCCGTACCATTATTGGGGGGTAATAATTCTTGGAGTGGTTTACCTTCTTACGAGGAGTTCGAATTTATAAGAACCGATGTTACAAATCCTCAAATAAATTTTGTTACCAAAAGTGCTTCGAGTTACAATTGGAGTGTTGTTATGTCCTATCCATATGAAAATGATTATTCCTTTCCGATGGAGTATTATTTTTCTGATGGTAGTTCCCTTTCACCATGGACCTCTGGAGATGGTATTCCGTTTTACATCACGGCGGGTTCGGATAATGGATTACCTATTTTACAATTCAACTGTCCTGTAAAACATGGATTGAGGGAATTCGATTATGTGCTTTTATCCTTTGATTATAATGGAACCAACACATTTCAGGTATTCAGTTTGGGAAATGGTGATTTGGGTTCAGATGAGTATGTATTCAATTTGGTAAATGTGGGATACACTGGAACCACATTCAATACTGGTAATGATGGAACTTTCAAAAGGATTGTGGATATAAACAATTCAGGTGAGACCACTTCAATTTACTATGTTAGAAAACATAGGATAATTACAAATCCGAGTGAATCTATCATAACCAGAAATGGTTTTGAATTAAATCCGTTCGGTGACAAAGCCGCATATCAATTCTCATCACTAACTCCCAATAATGTTTCGAGAATTGCTAAATGGCAGAGTTCAAACACTTATAATCTTACATTATCCCGAGATTTGGAAATCATAAATCAATTGGATAATAATAAAAAACCAGTAACTCAAATCTTCGTTACCCTACAAAATTTGGGGTATTTTGGCTGGTGGAATAAACTCCGCAGAGGTTGGGAATTCAATATGTTACCTGAGCAGACAAATCCGTGGTGGGACTTGACAAATGGTAATGCGGTTGAAAACAATTTGACCACCTCATATGTGAGAAACATAGATGGATCACCAGTTTGTAATAATCCATTTGATTGTTATAGTTTCAATGTTAATTTGCCAAGAGTTAGTGGTGACACCATGTACGGAGATTGGTGTGAATGGAATAACATCACCCAAGAAGAAAGGGTAATTTCAAGATATATGAACAAAATTACCTACAATGGTAAGGCTTTCGATGTATCAGGATCACCCACATCTAACCCAAATGGTTATTACTATCAAGTACACTTCCCTATCAGGTTGAAAGTTTTTTCTGATTATGTTGAAACCGCTGAGGAAAATTTCGTGGATGGTGTTCCTAGTTATTCATATTTTAGTAATACCCAAAAGTTATGGTATTGGAGGGATATATACCCGTTCGGATTTGTTGATACAAATGATCAAGGTGTTGATTATCCGTTTTTGAATGAATCTCATTATCCTTTTACCAATATTACTTTCAGATTATACCCTGAGGGTGCGTCATTTGACATAACAGAAATTTATTCGGTCATACCTGACCCTATTATCGATGGGTGTGAATAATATCAGATTGGAAATAAGAAATCAAGGGGGTGCTGATCTGCAGATCCCTATTGAACAGACATGGGATTTCCAAGGTCAGCAACAAGCTATTGAGACATATGAAGTGAGTATACTCGAAGAGATACTCAATAAAGATGAAGATTTTGAAGTTACAAGATTTGAACACAAACAGTATAACAACACTAGGTCATCTTTAAATTATGAATTTTATTTGTGGGATAATGTGATAAACCCTTCGGGACAGTATCTTAATTCATACACACCGAAGTTTTCTGTAAACCAAATTTATTATTATGAACCGCCTTTTACCAAATCTTTTTGGAAATTGGATTTATATACAACCCCTCTCAATAGAGATCAACAGGCATACATCACAATTGTTTTACCTGTACAACAAGGTTTAACTGAAAATGTGAATTTGAATGGAACAACTTCGGTTTTAGTAAAAAGACCAAAATACACTTTGGATTACATCGGAGATAAAGAAGGGTTCTTTATTTATTGGTTGAAAAAAAGAGATTTCATCAATGTCGATGAATTTTTTATGACTGCTAAGTTTTTTGATGCGAGCACAGGACAATTTGTGAAAATGATGAATAGACCACAAAATACTCTGTCGAATCCGAATGATTTTCCACCTGAGGAATATTTCTATTATAGGGTGAAACTTGATTATCCAACACAAACATATGAAATGTTTGAATATCCGGTCTCAGTTCTCACGGGTACTTTGTCAAACCCGATAAAATGGTATGAATACGTGAACCCATAATGGACACTCAAGTAATGAAAGTAAGGGTTTCACCAGGTGACCTGTCAACCATTATACATCAAGTAACCTATTCAGGGGAAACTTTTGGTGTGTATTCAGGTATGACACAAACCTTGACAGGTGGGCCAAATGGAACTTCATTACTCACAGGTTTGACAATACCAATCTTATTGGTTGAAAATACCGTCGATATTGGATATTACTCAGTCTTTGATGGTGCTATATTACAAAAAGATGTTGTAAACAATTTTATTTTTTCATCAACAACTCAAAATCCATATACTTGGAATGTTTATAATACATCTGATATCGAGTTCAACAACTTCTTACAATTATCCTCATACTCGTTAGATTGGGGAGATGGAAGTCCCGTTCAGAGTATCAATGTTTTTACTCCTAATTCTTTAGTACATACCTATCCATCGACACCAAGTGAGTATACTATTACTTTGTCACAAAATAACCCTTGGGGAAATACAAGTGTATCCAAAGTTATAGAAACACCATTTGTAAATGTTCCAAACTTCAATCCACAAGGTACCGCTTATTTTACACCTAATGTGGGTTCATGGACAGCAACGCCGATCTCTTACAATTATATCTTTACTGGTGATAGTGAAAATGTTGTAAACGCTCAAACATCAAATAACTACGTTTCTGTTCCTTTCTTGATTACGGGATTGACATCTTCAAGAATAACCGAATTGGCTCAGTATGGTCCGAATACTTATCAGTTGTTAGTACCCATTCAACGTGAAGGTGTAGATTATGGTATCATCACAGAAATTAATTTGTTATACACCGCATACACAATTCAAGATGTAAGTTATGTGGATTATGCAAATGGAACCACAATATATTCGATATATTCGTCAGGATTGTCTGCCGATTGGATGGTTGCAGAACCTTTGGTAAAAGATGAATTATTATTGGGTGTATCCGCTCAAGCAGAAATACAATCAAATGTATTTATAGAAAGGGGTAAAAACTCTGCTTATGAACGAGTCCAAAGAATTGGGGAAGTTGATAATCTTGGGGACCTCATAAAATATGGATATAGATTTTTTAACGTAACCTAACATGGCAACAGGAACCTATGGAACGATTAGACCGGCAGATGTATCTCCCGAGGACGTTCAAATCATTATGAATTACACACCATCAAGGGACGTTACAGACAATTTTGTCTTGACACAACTTGACGCAGCCTCGATTCTAAGACCTTACTTCAATAATAGTCAAACGGGTGGAAATCCCAATGAAATTTTGGGAGGTTTGTACAATTTGAGATTACCCGCAGATGTATTTACACAACTTGGTATATACACATTATACATCAGACCTGCGGAAATAAGAACAACAATTACTGACTGTGGGGTATTATCTGCACTTCCGAATGTTAAGGGGATTGTAATAGATTTATCAAACGTACCTAATCAATTTGTGAATAAGTTCGTTGCTCAAGGATTGGTTGGTTTTAGAGTAGAATATCTAAATGCTGACGGAAGTAAAATTCCAAACTTTTTTAGAATCATTACTTCTAATTTTTTCTGTGAACCAGTAATTCAAAATCTTACAAATACGCAACAAAAGGCGGTACGTTATAGATACACAGAAGGTCAAACAAATTTGGTATTCTGTACTCTTTCACCGAGTTCGGCACCAACCAACAAACCCAATGCGACCCCGTTTATTGGACAACCTGCTCAGAGTATTATATTGTCAAATACATATTTCAATCCACTTACCTTGGAAATCAATCTAAGTCAATATGACTTGGATACTTTGGGGATTGCTCTTTACGGTAATCAAACTAAGAGTATGGAAGACGGAATTTACACTATTTACGACGAACAGAACAATATTTACCAACAGTTCAATCTATATGAAATCAAAGATGACTTCAATAATCTTCTTTACGAAGTTAAGGAAAATCGTGGTGATAATATAGACTTTAGTAAAAACTTCCAAAATATTACTGAACAATAATAATGGCTAAAAAGTTTATCCCGAACACTGCGGCATCTGGATCAGGCACTCCATTTGATAATATTGTAGGTCTTCAGACTGTACAAGGGGGTGGACTTACGCAAGGTAATTTCGAATTTTCGACAGGATTATCTGAAAAAGTTAATAGAACTTTTAACATCGGGGTTTTCCAAGATCCAATTAATTTGGAAAGTCTCGATATTGAGTCAGTAAACGAGGCTAGACTACTATTGGCTAAAGAATATCGTGTTTATCCAAATTATGATTTATCGCAAGTTACAAACTTTACTATATTTGGGTCTTTACAAAAAAGGTTAGAAGTATCGGTTCAAAGAATATTAAATTTTTTTCCTGCGGGTTTAGAAATAGATCAAATTTATTATGACTACTCAACTGGAGTCACGGCCTATAACATAAGTTATGATTCTATTTCTGATGAAACAGAATTGACAATAAACGTCAGTAGAATTAAGAATCCATTTTCAATTGAATATTCCGTAAACTCTGTAATAAATTTACAAAACAGAGAACAGGAATTTTCACCTTTGCGTGACTTGACTAATAGATACCGAGATTATGCTCTAGTAGTCAGTGGGGTATCTTATAATATTATAGATTTTATACCGTCAAGTAATTTATCCACAGGACAAATAACTTTGATAGTAACCGGAGACGCGTTCAAGGGTGTGACGTCAACTTTAGATTCTTTGGTTATTAAACCTAACGACTATTGGACAGAGAAATCATTCACCGAAGATTTTGATGAAGTAGAAAAGTTCTTACTCAATCGATTGGCACTTCCAATCTACACAGCCACTTTTAGTGTCCCGGTTGAGAATAACAATGGCGTAATAACGGTAAGTTCTCGAAGTGTTACTTGGCAAAAAGATGGTCTTTGGAACCTTGATATTCGAACCCAAGCGTTCTCAGACTATTTAGAACGACTCAACGAAATTGGTGTTGAGTTTGATGCTTTTAAAACAAATTTAGTTGTCAGATTTTTAGTTACAGAATCTTTATTGGAATTTGATACACCTGATCACAAAGTTGGTAAAGTTTTACAAATTTATGGTCGAAGTTTTGATCAAATTAAACAATTCATAGATGCCTTGGCATACATGAATTCGGTAAATTATAATCCGGGAAATGATATTCCTTCTATGTTATTGAAAAATTTGGCTCAAACTTTAGGTTGGAGTACAAACATTTCACCAATAACAGAAGAAAACTTTTTGAGTTCCGTATATTCGAGTACTGGAGTGACTCAATACGCCGGTTTCTCAAGAGAACTCACACCGTCAGAATTGAATTACCAATTCTATAGAAATTTGATACTCAATTCTGCCTATCTATTCAAATCAAAAGGAACACGAAGAGCGGTTGAATTTACCTTGAGATTAGTTGGTGCACCAGAAGCACTAATTGAATTTAATGAGCATGTTTATTTGGCCGACCAAAGAATTAACATGAGACAATTCAACACACAGTTTGCACAAATAACTGGTGGTACTTATGTTGAAGAATCAACAGTATTTGTTCCTGGCGATGTGTTTACAATTCAGGGTGTTCAATATACTGGTTTCACCTCACAATCCAACGTGTTTATTGTGGATCAAGTTAGGGAAGACTATCCTGTTGATGACCTTGGATACCCTGAAGCACCAATTGAGACTGATGATTATTATTTCGAAAAAGGTGCTGGATGGTTTGAATCGACACCACAACACAGAAGTCCTGAAATTGTTAGCCAAAGTCTTTCAGTATTTACAGGAAGTAGTCCAAACGTCCAAACGATATTACAACCCTTCACTTACGGTCAGGAATACTTTGATAAGTTCAGACAATTCCCATTTATGAATTTGGGATATAGATTGAAATACACTATAGATAACAAAAAAAGTTGGCAACCACCAGTGTTCAGAGTTGCTCGAAATGCTGGATATGAAGCATATTATGTTGCTGCGGATGAAAGATTAGTTTTGAATGCTAAAAATGTAGAACTGTTTTTGAATCCTGGACAAGGTATTCTATATAATGTTTGGGAGATGTCACGTAATAGTAATTACCCAATTCCTAATTCGGGTATGACACCATATTTCCCAAGTTTTGGTAGTACAGATTGGTCATTCATTAACCCTCAAGCCAACAAGAAAACATTTTTCGAGTTTGCACAAACGTTCATAAGTAACACCATAAATGTTAGAGACAGATGGTACTCTACAGATGGTAAAACTTCGGGATATCCGGACCTTTTGAATATTTTTTATAATTACTTACTTTCTGACCAATTGGTCGGAATACCAAATGATAATTTTACTTATCAAAAACTTATCGAGTATGTACAAGGTATCGGTCCATATTGGATTAGACTTACCCAACAAATGATTGCAGCGTCAACTATTTGGAATACAGGTGTAAAATTTGAGAACTCGGCATTACAAAGACAAAAATTTGTTTATAGAAGACAGAGTGGGTGTCAATTGATTCCAATTGAGAAAGACCCTTGTTTGGCTACAGGTACTCTTTTTGCTTTTGATTGTACTACTGAAAGTGCCAATTGTTTCATTTATCCTTGGATAGGTCCATCAAATGGTATTACATCTTTTTCTCAAATTCTATATTCGGTTCTGAATTCTTATTTGAATTCACAAGGTTTGACATTAAGTGAGTGTAATGCCTCTTCACTGACTTCTGAATGGTTTGTCGATGTTAGGATTGATGGTAATATTATGTTCCAAACACCTTTCTTTACAGGATACGGTACTGGACAAGTTCCAACAAATAACCAATGGAAAGCTGCCCTGTTATTAAACCTTTCACAATTGGTAAATGATGGTTACTATTTCTATGTGAATGGAAATGTTGTGACGGTTTACAATTTAGCCTGTGCGGAAGATAATATTCCGAGTACTCTACAAATCAATGTCGGGATAAATATTGATATAACTTGTGAGTAATGGCTTGTAATAATTCAGTTTATTTAGTTTGTTGTTATGATCCTACAAGATCATTTTTAGCCTGTAACCCAAATATTGATGGTGTTCCGAATTCATCATTCACACCGGGAAATCACTATGTTGGTATTGATCCTTCATTTTCTCCTGGCGTTGGTATATGTTATTCAGCAAGTTCAACACCAGTCGGTACTGTAATTAATTATGAGAATAATATATACTTGAGTACCACTGATTGTGCTACCTGTCAGTATGACTATGCTGCAGGTTGTCCACCTTTGGTTACGACATTCGCGGACGCAATCCTTGTAAATTGTTGTGATCCGACAGATACTTTAGAGGCGAGAGTACCAGACACATATACACCTGGAACAATATCGATAAGATATAATGATAAATGTTGGATAGTACAATCATTCGGAGGTTCGGGTGGACTTGAATTATTAGGGGCCTACGATGGGTGTATCCAATGTAATCTTTATTTCCCATGTTGTGAATGTGTGGAAATGAACATAGGTCCAGCACTATTCTTACCTGGTTTTGCTGACGGAGGGAATGTTTTTGTTGATTATACATCATGTTCAGGAAGTTCTGAAACCATAACAGCAACTTCTGTGACAAATGAGTTCAATATCTGTCACGAGTCTGGTACAACAATAACGACATCATTCACTGTCGGAGGATCGCCATTTTCAACGACAACATATCCATGGGATCCTTTGTTCACCGGACCTCCAGGTGAGGTCAGCGCTACAACAATTTCATCTTGTACGGGTGACCCTTGTGGTCTTACCCCAAGTCCATCACCATCCCCCACTCCGACACCGACCCCTACGATCACTTTGACGCCAACACCAACACCGACGATCACACCAACAATTTCACCGTCGGCGAGT